AACTTGTGAAGGTGATGGTGAAGAAGACTGTCGTGAGTGTGGAGGACACGGTCAAACTGAGTGCGAATATTGTTATGGTACTGGTACTGAGGAAACCAGTGAAGAGTATTTTGAAATTGGTTACATGTCTATCGTTGTAGTTGGTTCTGGAATATTAAAGTTTGAAAATACCAAAATGACTTTAAGAGAATATGAAGTATTAAATATGAACGATAAGATTTTTACATATGAATTAACAGTTGCAAATTATAGTGATATGGATGACATCGACGAGGAAGATAGATATAATATGGAAGATTTTAACGAACCTTTTGTAAAATTTGGTGATGTTTTTAAAATATAAAGTATTTATATAAAAAAATAAAAAAATGAAAAGAACTATAAGATTAACAGAATCAGAACTTATCAATTTGGTAAAAAGAATCATCAAAGAAGATGAAGACCAATGGGTGGCAGACTCACGAGAAATGGAAGATGAAACTGACTTTTCAAAAATGGAAATACAAGATATGCCTGAGTTTCAAAAATTGGTTAGAATACTTAAAAGAAATCCTGAAGCCGCTATGGAACTCCAAAGTGAATTGGGTGATGGGTTGAATGAGGAATATGAGTATATGGATTATCAAGACGCTCAACCAAAAGAAATAGAAAAAGGTGAATACTGGAAAAGAAAATTAGCAACGGTTGGTCTTTATAGTCTTATCGGTTTGGTTTCAGGAATTGCAATGGCTGGCGGAACATCTGCTGAAGATGTTTTACAACTGGCATTAGGTACCGCAGTTGGCGGAGGCGCAATTGCGAACTCAATGATATCTACAGTGCACAGAAGAAAAAAATAATAATTTTTAGTTCCGCAGACTAATATATATGAAGACCCCTTACTTTTTGTAAGGGGTTTTTTTGTAAATTACAATATTTATAGTATATTTGTAGAAATAAAAGATATGAAAACCAAACTTCCATTTACTGTTACATATACACAAGAAATGTCAGACAAGTTCAATAAAGAATTGAAGGAGTCAGGTAAATGTGCAGTAACAAATCCTAAGTTTTATGGTAAGTGGGATCTTGTTGAGTTTGGTACAACTGAATATGACACCATGTTCAAAAAAAAAAGAACTAAAGTAAATGACTGATATAATTAGAAGGATTCTTAATGAAATAAAATTTTCACAAGAAAGGGTTGAGGAACTTAAAAAAAAGTTTGGTTGGAGGTTTGTACAAAGTAAAAACCCTAAGTCAGGTAAAACATATAAAAAACTTCACATTTATACTTTCAAGAGTCCTAAATACAAATATATAGTTCACATTGAAGAGTACGATTACGATTACTTTTTAATATCATTTTTCCCAAAACTAAATAAAGATTTTTATGTTAAACAATCTATTTTAGGGTCCACAGGACAGGAACATTATGATGAATATACCTACCTGACAAAAGAAAATATACCACTTAAAATACTTACACTATTAATATCAGAAATGAAAGGTATATTAATTAAAAAACCTTACGCATCGTTCGGATATTTTGGTGCTCCTGATGTTAAAACAGGTGAAGACGAAGATTTATTTAACACAAAAAGAGTAAGAATTTATAATGAAATTATCTCAAACGAATTATCCAATACACATAAGATAATATCAGACCCAACTTTTAGTGGATCTTTAGTTTTAAATAAAGAAGTTTTACAAGAGTACCCATTATTTGAAAAATATTGTATGGATATATTAGAATCTCATCTTTAATACCACCAAAACTTTTCTATTGTTTTTATTTTATCTATATTTGTATTATGAAAATAATATTTTTAGATAACGACGGAGTAATTTGTTTATCCAACAACTGGGGTGAACGAGCAAAAAAATGGGCTAATTTTAAAAGAGATAACCCTGATGTTGAATTCACTGATAGACCAGTTCTGTGTAGATTTGATGACTTCGATGATAAGGCTGTTAAGGTGTTAAATGAGATACTTGAAGAAACAGGTGCTGAGATCGTTGTAAGTTCTGATTGGAGACTATATGCGAACTTGGAAGAACTTGGTGAGTACTACGAGAGCCAAGGTATAATCAAAAAACCAATCGCGGTTACTGATATATTCAAAGACATATTTCCAAAAGAATGGAATGCATTTAGATTTCGTGCTGAATTAGAATTGGAAAGAAGTATGGAGATAGGACATTGGTTAGAAAATCATCCTGAGGTTACTCATTGGGTTGCGGTTGATGATTTGGATATGAGTCCTGAGTTTTTATCCAAGTACTTCTCACATAGTGAAGATGAGGATAAAAATCCTGGACTAACTAATTTCGTATTAACACCAAGATCAAGAGAAGGTATCAAACAATCGGGAGTTAAAGAAAAAATATTAAAGTTTTTAAAGGATGACACAAAAAGAACTGTATAATGAGATTGAATACTTAATTATTGTGTGGAACAATGATGGTACTAAAACTGCAGGTTCATTAACAAGAGAAATTATGGGGATATTAGATAATAAAGACAATACCGAATGGTGTCATTATAGTGATTTACCATCACCTATGTCTTACGCAAAATGTGCCGATTACGACAGTATGGGTAATCACGGAAGATTCCCAAAAGTTGAAAAAAAACAACCTAAAACAAATAAATTTAAAAAATTATTTGAAAAACTAATTAAAAGTGAAAAATATAAACCAACTATTTCAAAGTAATAAAAAATTATTATATGAGGTTGAAGTTCAGGAGTTGGTTGAATATTGTCGTGAATTAGAAGGTAAGGTTTTTGAAAGACAAACACAAGACACTTATAATAAAGAACATATTTTAAGAACCATAGTTTCAGATATACTTTCAAGTTGTAATGAATATGAAGAAAATAAAATACTCAAAGATAGGTACCCCGATTTGTATCAAAATGTTGACGCGGATTCTTTAGTTAAAAATTTAATGAACTATATTATTACTATGAATGCAAAAAACGATTTAAGATTGTGATGAAAATAATATTAAGTGAAAATTGTTTTGGTCCTGATGTTGAAATTGACGATGAGTCATTATTTATACATGAGTATGATAACAGAAATCCTGAGATAATTAGTGATTTACAGGATCAATTAATTGATAAATTAAAATCATTAAAAAACAATTTGAGCATGAGTGATTGGACTGAAATTGCAATGATGGTTATTAACAGTTGTGATGAGTTTGAATACGATGTTGAAAACTCACAAGAATTTAAAAATTGCGAACAATGTGGAAATTTTAATCATAAACACATTTACATAAAAAAATAATGAAAGAAACATTTAAACTATTCCAAGTCAAAGGAGAACTATATCTTACAAAAATTGAAGAACTGAAGATAGGTGATAAGGTTATTGTCACAGTTGCTGATCAATTCCCTACCGTCGTTGAGTGTCAAAATGATGAACAAATTAGTTTGATACAGACCCCAAAACTATCCATGACTAAAGCAAATAAAGTTGTGATGGGTCCTGAAGAAATTACTATAGAAGAAAGTATGGCACAAAAGTTGGGGGATGATGATGGTTTCGTTCTTGTTCAGGTGGAGGACGGTAAAGTAATAATTATAGAAAACGAATGATCACAGTCGAAGAAATTGTACATATAACAGGTCTAATGATTACCATACTAATTTTGGGTGGTTATTTAATTTACAGATATTTTAAGAAAAGAAAAAAGGGGAAATAATTCCCCTTTTTTTATTTAATGTCTGAACTTTCAATCAGAGTATAAGTAAAAGAGTTCCCGTGTTTGTCACGAGACATTCTACAAATTTTCATAAAAGAATCAAAGTCGGCTGATTTTTTAAATACCTGACATCCTTCAGACCAATTCTCAACATAAGTTGAATCTGCACCTGCTTTGTGAATGTTGATACCAAATACACCTTCAGCGATTTTTGTTTCGTCATAAGTTAAATCACGATTTGGGTCACGATAAACCTTAACATTTTTTGCTTGTTTAAGTGCTTCGTACTTACCTTGGTGAAGACCGATACCGTGTGAACCTCTGTACTGACCCTCAACAAGACGAGCAACACCTGCGGCATTGTGATATTCCATAACTCCTTTTTTACCAGGATCAGTTGTTGCCGGCCATTCGTGGTATTTCCAAGTACCTGTTTCGTCTTTGTATGAAATAGTTAATAAATCATCAAACGCATTAGTAACTTTCTGACCTGTTGCAGAGTTTCTAATGCCAATGATGTTTACATCATACCCTTTATTGTTTGTGTCTTCAAAGTAGACATAACCTTTGGCTTTAACGGCAGCCTCGACCTGTTCTCTTGTGTAACCCATTTGATAATGTTTTTTAGTTTATTTATTAATAAATATTGACTAAATTTTATATGTCATGGGAATAGATGTCGTTGTAAGAGATTTCATAAAAAACTATTATATGGTAACTTACTTACCAAAAAAGAAAATTATTCTTTTTGAAGATGGTAATGAAGGAACGCTTTGTGAAAAAAACCCTAATGTTATAGCTTTGGGTAAATTTAAAGGTTGCTCGGTAGATTTAATATGGGGTAACATTAGAGAAATTACTGGTATTGAATATCACCACAAAGATTATGTATCGGACTTAACAGCACTATTTTCAGAAATATATCACAATAAATTAACAAGAGATTTACTTCAAACATTAATTGAAGGTAATGTATCAGTATCTTTTACCCTACAAGAAATGATTGATTATTTTCCAACATTAGAATAATATGGCACACCCAATTTTACATGCAAAAAGTTCCGCAAAGAAGTTTGGCGGAAAGTGGGAAGATTATATACATCTTCATAATTGGTTAGATGAAACCAAAGGATGGTATGGTCATTCATTCCACAGGATGTTTAGACACCATTCAGAAGGGATATTTGAGATGGAGCAAAGGTTTGGACCTGAGTTTAAAAATAGTGACGGTAAAACCGTTTATACTCGTTATGTCGGGGAACAACATGTCAGAGAAGATTGTGATGGATACATACCAACTGCAAAAGAATGGTTTACAATTGTAGAAAATAAACAAAGACCCACATGGGCAACACGAACTCAGAAGTTAGAGTTTGAAGATTGAAGTATTTATTATTATGGAACTGACTGAATCAGAAAAAAAAGGACTTAGAAGATTTTCTTTATTATTAGAATCATTATCCGACGACCCATGGGAACTTAATCTGTGGTTTGATGACGCGTCACTATCCGATTCATTACATCATAATAAATATTTTTCATCAAATAGTGCCAGTGGTAATATTGAAATAGACTTCTTCATGGAAGCACTACTCGATAACTTTTTACGGGAAATCGAAAACAATAATATGATATATGATTATTGTTCTGAAGAATATTGTAGAGGATATGTTATTTTTGAAATAAACCCAAAACAAAAAACATTCTCAATAAATTTTGATTTTGAAGTTGACATATCAGAAAATCATACCTCAACCTATGGATTTAAAGAATTTGGTGAGTTAAATGAACAAGAACTCGAGACTATCCAAAATTATAAAGAACAGGGTATTGATCACAGTATAAACTTTGACGGTGGTGGTGATAGTGGATATATTGAAGAAGAAGATGCGAATACGGCTGAACCAATACCTTCATTTATCACTGAAATGTTATATTCAGTTTTAAATGAAGATTATAGGGGGTGGGAAATCGATTCTGGATCTACTGGTTTTTTTGAAATAGATTATGAAAATGAAACCATACATTGTTCTGTAACTGAATATGACACAACAAGAACAAATGAAGAAATAAAAGTAATGAATTTTTAAAATGACCGAAATTAAAATATCTCCTGAAATGAAGAAAGAACTTGTAAAGTTCAACCTCTATCTTCGTGCAATTATGGACGAAAATAAAATACATTGGGAGTATTATTACGATGGTAATGATGGTGGGTTTTATGATTCCTACGGACCATATGTGGGTTACCAATACGATGGTCAAATAGATTTAAAAAATCACATTATTGAATTTTTTACAGATAAAGTAGATTTAATTACAAGTCATTATGAAGACCATATGTATGATTTAACAAGTTGTGATTTATGTAATGAACGAGGTAGTATGCATGTGCATTATAATCCTACAAATTCTTCACTTGACTATAACTTTTATTATACAGAAAAAGAATCACATGATCACCAACAAATAAAATCATTTGAAGAATTATCTAGAATGGATAGTTGGTATAACACTGGTGACCCTCTATATAAAAAATTAAACGATGATAATTTTGTTAAACAATTAGTAGAACAAAACGGAGGGACAACTAAATTTGAAATGATATATAATGGTTATGGTGATAGCGGTCAAATAGATGATACGCATTATTCTAATAGTGTTGAAACATTAGGTTATGAGGTAATTGATTTATTTTATTCAGGTTGGGAAAATAACGAAGGGTCTGATGGAACAATATTAATTGATTGTGATGATAAGAAAGTTATATTAAACCATACTTATTATTTTGAAGAAGATATTTTTGAAGAAGGTGGTGAAATAAGATTAGTGTAATGAAAAAGTTGAACGAAGATATATTAAGAATTAAGGAGTTGATGTCATTGGTTGAAAGTGATCAATTGTCATTAAATTTTGACGAGACACCTGCTGATCAGGAAGAAGAGACACCAAAACCTGATGAAAAAGACAACTCACCCCAAATATCAACAGACTCAGACGAGTTCATTAAAAAGTTTAAAGAAAAAGTTTATTTTATATTAAAAGACTTATATAAATCTAATTGGGATTCAGACAAAAGTAGAGGACCTCGCGGAGGTGGTGGGGTAGTTGGTATTCATACTGTTTATGATTTATTAAAAGAAAAAGGTTTAAATGATTATGACCCTGAAGGTGGTGATTGGTCAATATTAAATTACTTTGACACAAATCCACAGGTTAGAAAAACATTAATCAATCAATATAAAACGGAAACAGGAAACATAATTAATAGTGTAAAAACTATGGATGATTTTATAAAGTGGATGTCAGTAAGTAGAAATAAAATATTTAAAGACGGACCTATTTTAAGCAAACTTATCAAACAAAATACTGAATCACTATATCAAGGGGAACTAAATGAAAGAAAGGCTTATGAATACCTTTTGAAAATACTTGAAAACTTACCAGGTTGGAAGTTAAAAGGTAGATCGGTTCCTGGATCAAAATCTGATAGGGAAGGAATTGATTTTGTTATGGAAAAAGAAGGGACAAATGAGAAAGCTAAATTTCAAGTTAAACCTTTATCTTCATTAGAAAGAGTTGGTAAATTTTATAAAATAACCAGTTATAATATAAAAAACTTAGATAAAAAACCTGTTAACTATTTTGTTTTCGTTTCTAGTGGTAAGGACGATATTTATATATTTAGAAATAAGATTGGTAAATATACAATCTTAGATAACAACACAATTCAATTTGAAGAGGGACCAATTCAGTTTTAATTATGAGCTTACAAGTTGCAAATGATTTAGTAATTAAATTTAATAATGGGGATTATTTAGACGATATTGAACCATATTTTAATGATTTAATAACTTTTTTTAGGTATCTTAAAAAATATGACCTATTAGATGAAATTGAATTGGGTAATATACCATCTCGTGATTTTGATGAAGAATTGTGGGAGTTTGTTGTTGAAAATGACCTTATATCAAATTCAGATTACAATTACTTACCTGAAGAATTAAAAAATTATTTTCTATTATATGAATTAGAGAATAACTATGAATGGGTTATGGAGTATATTACAAATAATCTCATTACTGATGTAGATAAAAGACAGGATGGTTTTTATTTATATTTAAAAGATAAAGAGGATTTATCTAATCTTTTTTGTGGGTCAAATCGTGATGGTGGGGCCAGATATGTTGCAAAAATGGTTTTAAGTGAAGATGGTTTGGGACATGAATGGTATTTTGATTATAATAGAAAACCATTTGACACCATAGATGAATTAGATGAAACGAATTTTACCGCATTAAAAGACATTATATTCAAAGAAATAGGAAATAAGGAATTATCCTTAGAAGATTACAACTCCGATTTTTTTGAGAGTCTATCTGAAGAACAAGGAACTGAAGGTTATTTTAGAATAACTGCAGAAGACATTACTGAATTACTTAAAGACCAAGATGCTATTAATGAATTATGTAAAAATGATTTAGACGAGTTAGGTTCTAATCTAATAAGTGTATATCATTGGGCTGAAAATGGTGCTTACGAAGATGAGGTATATGATTATGTTTTTGGGGGTTTAGAGGAGTATTTTGAAGGTAGAATTACCGATGTTCCGAGAGAGGTAACTAAAACTGATGGTTCTAAAGTAACTAGATATGACCAATACATTAAAATTAGAGATTTTCAATCAATAATTAAAACATTTTTAGAAAACACCAAAGGTCAGGTATATAATGATTCCCATTTAGAGTATTACGGTGATTTTATCGAACTACTTGTTGGAATGATTAATAACGATGAAGTTGAATGTATTAATTTTAGAGTACCTGAATATCCTGATTGGTCAAGAACAACAAAAAATATAAACGAAATGTTTAATGATTATATTTAATATTATATGAGTAATTACCATTTTGATAACGCCGAAAAAAAATTAATGATTGCTGAATCAATCTTAAATGAGATGTCCGATAAAGAATTGGAAAGATTAATGGCTCGTGAGTTACAAAAAATTAGATTAATACCATTGGATATGTTTGCAGCAAAAGAGGCTATATCTAATATTATTACTGCTGAAGTATCAAGAGGTACCATTAACTTCAATCGACAGATTACAGGTTTAATGTCTTTAGACCTATCAACCGTAACACTTAGAAATAAATTTAGATTTGATAACTACTACAGAAGATTTGTAAACTCTAGAAGTCGTGGATTTGATTTTGAAGGACTCATTGCGGGTCTTTTAGATGCTGAAATATCAGAGAGTAAGATATCACCTTATGATATCATCACGACGGACGGTGGTTTACAATCACTTAAAACATTAAATTCATTAAGTGAATCACCAGTATTGAAATCAATTAAAACAAACTTTAAATACTATTTAGAAAATTTCCAAGGAGATGATGAGTATAGAAGAGAATTGGAGTCAATAATAAAACAAGATAATCCGTTAAGGTTTTTAGTTGATAGCTCAGACCCAATATTTTTAGATATTGCAAAAGACATATTGATAAATGCATTATCTGAAATCGACGGAATGTTGGTTGGTATACCAATGAAAGATCAAAGAATTAAAATGTTCTATTTTAGTAAGGAAAAATTAATTGAACTTGGTTTGCAAGCAGGAATGATTATGGCTCCTAAATCAAAAGGGGCAATGCAAATAAGATTTTCGTCAAAAATTTTTAAAGACCCGACAATTAGTGGTGAGTTACTTTTTCCCGACCTGACAAAAAAGGATTATGAAAATTTTCTAATAGGTGACGACAACACTACTCGAACAATCCAAACTTTAGATGCCTTCGGTAGAAAGTACGGGATTAATGGTTTAGGTAGACAATTACCCCAAGATGTTGTAATGGATTTAGCAAAGAGTGAATCATTTATTACTGATATGAGTTTTATTATAGGTGACAAAAAATGAAAATAATAATAACAGAAGATCAATTAGAGGAGGTGATAAGGAGGACTATTCAAAAAGGAAACTCTAAAAAACTTGTAGGTAAATCTAAAATGAAAACACCAATAGGGAAAATCGGAATACACCTTCCAATTATGGGGGAGGATGATCTTGAAGAAAAATGGTCCGAAAAATATAAAAAAAGTATCAATTGTAATAACCCAAAAGGTTTTTCACAGAAAGCTCATTGCCAAGGAAGAAAAAAATGATTTGAAATTTGATATTTCAAAAAAAGTTATTTAGATTTGTACTATTATTAATCATTTAAAAATAAACAAAAAATATGGCAACAAAATCAGGACAAAAAGGTCGTTACATCTGTAAGGTAGGTTTTTATGACATCTACGCTAAAGACACAATGAGAGCAAAAACAAATCGTAGACCAGGGTCTTCTGAAGTTGAAGTAAAATCAACAGAGTATGTTGTACTACATGCAAAAAAAGTAATCGAGAAAGGATTAAAGACAAAAGACTTGGCCGTAACTAAAGCAACCGAGTTACTTGGGTCAAAAAAAGAGATCTACGGTATTTAGTATTTAATTATATATAGATTGAAGTCAGGGAGACCTGACTTTTTTTATGCTTGAAATATTTATCTTATATGAAAATCATAATTACAGAATCACAATATAAATTAATAGAATCTTATTCTGAAGAAGAAAAAAAGTTTAAAAAGTTATTTTTTAAAATTTGGCAAAACGAATTGGACAGTACTGGTACAATAGATTTCGATCCAAAAATTGCTGACTACGTAAATTATAATCCACAAGACAGGAAAGAAATTTACGAAATGTATAGGGATTTTCTTGGTGGTTGGGATAAAATGATAGAAAAGTCATACCAACTAATGGATAGAACATTTGACACTATGGATTATGATTTTAGGGGTGGATATAATTTTAAGTTTAAACCGCAGTTTCATAGTGACTATGAAGAAGATAATTTGATATTTGTTAATGGACCAATTGAAAGTGACGGTAAAGTAACTTTAATAATGACTGATGGCGAAACCCACTATTTAAAAGATTTAGAAGAAAATGAAGACTTGTGGTGGGAAATTGATAGTGAAATTAAATCAGTAATTGAAGATATATTATATCAAGAAGTTACTAAAAAAACAGGAATAATGGTTGAGACAAATTTATGTTGGATAAAAGAATGAAAATAATAATCACAGAAAGTCAGTATAGAATATTGTTGGAGTCAAATACAGATTCCATGCAAAGTCTTATTGACATGGCTTTTGATCAGGTAAAAGAAAATTGTGAAGGTGGATATTATATTAGATCACATCAAAATCTTATTTGTGACCCTGTAGATATGATTGAAGAAATTAAAGTAGTGGACGTATCAAAAGTAACATCTATGGATTATTTTGAAAAAAATAAAATGGAAGTTATACACATAAAAGTTAACTGTTATGTTGATTCAATAAATGAATATAATAATTTAGATAATTTTATTTATGAACTACAAGCAGAGGCAAGAAACATTATTGGTGGTAGATTCATTACTATAGAAATAGGAGAAATAATTAATAAAAGAAAAGACTTCAATTGGTAATGAAAATAATAATTACAGAGAACCAACTTAATGAAATGGAAAAACACATTTATGATTATATAAATGATTTGTACGATGTAAGTGATATATCTTATGGTGAACAGGAAATCTATGATTTTGATAACCGTGAGTATGTTATGTCAGACAATATTTACTTTTATAGTGGGGACTTTAGTTACGGGAAAATGGAATTTGTTTTATACCAACAAGGATATGAAACAATAGGGGATGAAAGAATATTGGTAGGTCCGGTATTATTTATTGAAGACGAAAATAAAATAGAATTATTGAGTCAATTTGGTGAATTGTGGAAACCTGTGTTTAAAAAATGGTTTAAAGATAATTTTAACTATGATATTAAAACAATTGATGCATGAAAATCATAATTACAGAATCACAATTAAAAATGTTGACAGAAGCAACATCTTTAGCTGATGACGAAGATTTTAGAGAAACAATCAAATCATATGAGAACGAGGTTGTTGATGCGACAGGAAAACATTATGTATTTGATGACAAGGACCCTAAAAATCCAAAGACATTTGTTAGTTCATCAAATAAAAAAAGAGGTGGAACTTTAACGATTGGATGGGGGCATACTGGTCCTGAAGCAAAGGTTGGTGCAAAGATTACAAAAACAAAGGCAGAACAACTTCTTACATTGGATATTATAAATGAAGAAAAGAAAACAAAAAACTTATTTCCTAAATACGACACTTACCCAACTTATATAAAAAAAGCTCTTGTTAATTCAGTTTATAGAGGAGAAGCAAAAAAAGGTTATAAATGGGTTGAGGCAATTAATGCTGGTAATTGGGATGATGCTGCGGCAAAATATCTACAAGGTTGGAACATTGATTTCTCACAAGCAAATGACCCAAGATATAAAGGTGGTGTTGCTGATAGAATGGTTACTAATCAAGAAGCCTTTAAAAAATATGCTAAAGAATTGAAGGGAGATAAAAAAACTAACTCAGATAAAAAACCACAATCAAATAATAGTAAAGAAACTGAAAAACAGAGGTGTTTAAAAATGGAACCCATAGATGCGGCAAAAAGACCCGAATGTGATAAGTATTTCAAAAATGATTACTATATGGATTACGGGTATGATTTCTCAAAAGAATTTTATACAGTAAAATCAGGTGATACACTTTCTAAAATAGCGTCTCGATACGATAAAAGTGTTACTGTAGATAGTTTAAAAAAATTAAACGACTTGAAATCAGATAAAATAGAAGTTGGGCAAAAAATAAAAATCAAATGAATATTCTAATTACAGAAGCACAATATAGTAAACTCACCGAAGACAATCTTCGTGAGTTCTTGTATTCTTTTTGGGACAGACAAAAAAAGAATGGGGAAGAACCTTTTTTGGATGAGATGTTATACCACGTTTTAGGTATTACAAAAAATAGTATAGAAGATTACCAACAAGTTAGACCGATATGGTATCGTTATAATGGTGGTAGAGAAATATTATACGATAAATTAGTTAAGGAAATAAGTGATAAAACATTCAGATTACAAGACGACTCACAGAATTTAAACGCCGATTTTAAAGTTGTTGGATTTGATAGTTATGAACTGAGTATCAAAATGGAAGTTGTCCTTTTAATGTTAGATGTGGACGGTAATGGTGAAATTGAAGCATTAATTTATGAAGATGATTACGGAGAAAATTACCGAATGGAAATAGTTTCAATTTATGAAGCGTTAAACATTGCAAGAGAGTTTTACGAGACAGGTGATTTAACAGGTTATCTTAGAAGTGTAGCTTACGATTATTTTTATAATTTACTTGAAAAATACGGATTACCAATCGATGTTGAAGTTGACATAAAATAAAATATATTTTATATTTTTAATACTATGAAAACATTCCGTCAAGAACTCAGAAATTGGTTGAAAGAAAAAAAACAAAACGAAGAAAGTTTGGACCACTCAACCTTGTTAGAAGAAATCATTGTAAAAGTTAATGAACTTGAAAAAGTGGAGGAAGACTCGATCAATCGTGCTTACCATCGAGGACACATGGATGGTGAAAGTAAAAAAAATCCAGCAAGTAATTATTATGCAAACACACATAAATCAATGAGTATATTTAGAAAGATGCTCAAAAAAAACAAATAAAATGGAAATTACAAACAACGAATTAAAACAAAAATTAAATAACGGTGAGAAAGTTATCGTTGAATTTTGGGCGCCTTGGTGTGGTCCGTGTAAAATGTTGAAACCTGTGTTCGAAAGAGTTGCAACAAGTAACACTACAGGTATTCAAATGTATACAATGAATATTGAAGAAGGTAATAATAAAGAGATTGCAATTGAGTATGGTGTTCGTAGCATTCCTGCGATCAAATCATTTGATGGTTCAGAGTTAAGAGAAACATCTGTTGGTGTTGTATCGGAAGAAAGAATTAAAGAATTAGTATCAAGTTTAGTTTTGTAAAAAAAATAAAAAACATTTTGTAGATTGAGAAAAAGTATATATCTTTGTTGAAGTTAAATGATTTAGAAATTATGAAACAGGTGGAATTAACAATACAAGAAATTTGGCAAGCTACTCGACCTGTAGTGTATAAGAGTAAAAAATCATATTCCAGAAAACAGAAACATAAAAACAAAAATATATGATGACACTCAACGACTTAAAATCCACAACACCCGCAGTGTTTGCAACTGCACCATCTCCAAAAATGTCTGACAAGTATGTATTCGTACCTACGATGGACATCATGGAAAACTTCGAACTAGAAGGTTGGGAACTAGCAACAGCAAGACAAGTAGGTAAGGGATTACATTCAATTCACGAGTTACGATTTCGTAACGGACAATTACCAAAAGTAGGTGACACATTAGTTGAAGCGGTAATTAAAAACTCACACAACGGAATGGCAACATTCTCTGTAAGTGCAGGACTTCACCGTTTGGTTTGTTCCAACGGTCTAACAGTACCAACAGCATTATCAGAGTCATTTAAACTCCGTCACTCAAGATTTGATTTGGATGAAGTTAAACGATTGACTGAAAGTTTTGCGGGACGACTACCAAAGATTGAAGGATCTGTTAATCGCATGATGGAACGAGAGCTCTCAACCGATGAAAAAATTGATTTCTTACGACAGTCTGCTGAGATCCGTTTTGGAAAAGAAAAAGTTCTCAAGGACATGGAGATTGTAGGACTTTTGACACCTAATCGTGATGAAGATCAAGGTGATGATATGTGGAAAGTGTTCAATGTAGTACAAGAAAAATATGTTCGAGGTGGTGTTGAAATGACCACACAAAGAGGTAGAAGATCTAAACTCCGTGGACTACAGAACATTATCGCGGTTAATCAAGTGAATACAAAACTTTGGGAGTTGGCTGAGTCAATGTGTTAAAAAAATAATCCTCACAAATGTGGGGATTTTTTTTGCAGTTCGGAAAAGTTGACTATCTTTGTATTGTAATCATTTAAACCCCATCACATATGTCAACTACCACTCAAGTTCAAAACTACCAAGGTCATAACTCTTTCATCTTAAGAATGAAAGATGTAATCGCTAAATATGGTTCATTAACCGCAAACCAAGCGGCTGCGGTTGAGAAGATTCTAAACGCTCCTGTTGAGGCAAAACAAGTCGAGATGACTGAGGATATGAAAAAAATCCAAGCGTACGAAGGGACCAATTCTTTTGTTAAAGAAATCCAATCTAAACTTGAGAAGTTCGGTAAGTTGACAGATAAACAAATATCTGCCGCGATCACACAAATCCAAAAAGAGGAAACCAAAAACGCAACCGTTCTCATGAACATCCCTCTTGAAGGTGACACCATCATCGTTGGTCGAAATATCGGTCAGAAGATGAAAGAGGATTACAACCTCCAATTCAACCCAACACTTTTAGACATCACTAAAGTTTTGGCGGTATCACCTAAAGCTGTTAAGTTCTCAGGTAAGATGACTGTAAAACGAGGAGACATCTGTGTATGTTGCGGTAAAACACTAACTGATGAGTTTTCAATGTTGACTAAGATGGGTAAGACTTGTGCTAAACACATGAAAGTTGAATACATCACTGACAAAACACAAGCGGACCGTTTCCGTAACGATTACCTTAAACGAGTTGAGGAAATTGGTGAGATGGTGTTTTGGGTTCCAAAACGACAAATCAAAAAATGGGAAGGAAATGGTGACCTTCTTCTTCAGATGATATAAGAAACAACCCCACTTGAAAAGGTGGGGTTTTTTGCTACCTTAATGTTAACAAACTTTATCCTTTCGTTAAACATTTCGTAGATTGGTGACATATACAATTTTAATTAGTATCTATTGGTAAATAAAAACTAAAAAATTAATTTATGAAACAAATTTACGCAAGTATCTTATTTTTAATGTGTGTTCTAACAACAAACGCACAAAACACATTTTGGACACCAACAGATTATAGAGGAGCGTTTCCTGTAACAGATAACTCACCAGCAACTGATTGGACTTATGGTTGGTCTAATTGGGATCCTAACAATACAGTATACCCAACTACACAAACTACAGTTAGCTCAGATGTTACAACAAATACAACTTGGTCAGGAGTTATCCTATTACAAAACAAAGTGTATGTTAAAAACAACGCAACACTTACAATACTTCCTGGTACGATCATCAGAGGTGACTATCAAACACAAGGAACATTAATCATCACAAGAGGTTCAAGACTACTTGCTGATGGTGAACAATTTAATCCAATCGTATTTACATCAAACAATCCGATCGGCCAAAGAAACGAAGGAGATTGGGGTGGTGTTATTGTTTTGGGTAATGCTAAAAACAATCAACCTGGTGGTGTTGCAAACATAGAGGGTTTAAGTCCCACAAACTTCACACAACACGGAGGGACTAATGACAACGATGATTCAGGTGTGATTAGATTTGTAAGAATCGAGTTTGCGGGTATTGCACTTGAACCAAATAAAGAAATAAACGGACTAACTTTTGGTTCTGTCGGTAATCAGACTTTGGTTGACTATGTTCAAGTAAGTAATTGTGGTGATGACTCATTTGAATGGTTCGGAGGAACTGTAAACTGCAAACATTTAATATCATATTCATGTGTTGATGATGACTTTGACACAGACTTTGGATACAGAGGTAATGTTCAATTTGGTTTATCGATCAGAAATGAAAATTTGTCAGACGCCGTAGGTGACTCAAATTGTTTCGAATCGGATAATGACGCACAAGGTAGTGTGGCTCAACCATTGACGGCACCTATTTTTTCTAACTTCACAATTATTGGCGCGAAGAGCGATGGGACGGTTTCCCTTCCAATAGGTGAGAAATTTGAAAAGGCTTTCAGATTAAGAAGAAATACGGCAACTTCTGTTTTCAACACCATTGTTACTGGCTGGGAGAAGGGATTATCCATTGAAGGTCTACCTGTAGAAGATAATATTTTAGGGGACACAATGCACTTCCACAGTAACATTCTTTCTAATTTTAACCCTAATACTGTTTGTATTACAACAACACTTGGTGTATTATCGGTATACTTCTCACAACATGCAAACGACTCAATATCGACACATTCAAATATCAATTGGGTGACACCATTTGTTCCACTTGGATTGACACCTGACTATCGCTTAATTGAAGGATCAACGGCAGCCGTAGGAGCAAGCTTCCCAAGTGAAATCTTTGGTGATTTAGCGTCGGTTAAAGAAAACTCAAATGACTTTAGAATCTATCCTAACCCAGCAAGTGAAGTAGTTTATGTAAGTAAGAAATCATATATCGAGTTGATCGACCAAAGTGGTAGAGTAATTGATTCTGTTAATGATAATGAAATTGATCTTCGTAACTTAGAGAATGGTGTTTACTACATCAGAGTAAACAAAGTTAAAACTAAAAAGTTAATAATTAGAAAATGATATATCTTTGGTTATTTGTAATATCATTTATCACTCCTACAATCATAAAAGATAGGAGGGAATACCAAGAGTGGTCTAAGAAATAATATGAACCCCATCTCAAAAGGATGGGGTTTTTTCTTTAGTCATAAAAACAAAATAACCATTCACAACACAAACAACTTATGTGATATTTATTATTATGAAATCAATTTTAGAAGAAGAATTACAAAGACTAAAACAACTTATGTTGTCAGAAGAAAGGGTTCAGAGTGACGGATATAAAAAACTGAAACAAACTATAGATATTCTGAAAAAAAAAGACAAAGTTCTTTTATTGTCTTGTTCAAATAGATACCAATTCGATCCTAAAAAATTTGACACACCAAAATCAAGATTGTTGGCTTTATATATCAAAGAAGAACTTGGTGACAAAGCAACTTACATAGATGTAACAGAACTTAAAATATTACCGTGTGAAGGTAATGTATCAAGAGCTGATGGTAATTCATGCGGACTATTAAAGGCTACTCTTAAAGATAAGAAAAAGAACCCATCAGGTCATCACAGATGTTGGGTTAATATAAATGAACCATCAGACCAACTATGGAAAGTTTCAAAAGAACTTTTTGAATCAGACGCTGTGTTATTTTTCTCTTCAGTGAGATGGGGAGCAGCAAATATGTACTACCAAAATCTAATGGAAAGACTTACATGGATTCAAAATAGACACACAACACTTGGTGAATCAAACTTGATTAAAGACATTGAGACTGGCTTTATTTGTGTAGGTCAAAATTGGAATGGTGAAAATGTGACTGAAACTCAAAAAGAAAGTCACGAATATTATGGATTTAAACCAAATCCAAAACTTTATTGGAACTGGCAATATACTAAAAATCAAAATGATGAAACTCAAAAATCATACAAGGCGTCTCACGATAAGTTCATCAAGGATATGAAACTTGAAGAACCTAAAAAATAATGGCAACATCGAGACCTTTTGCGTATAACACAGGATCAACAATATCGGGCACAATACAAATTGGTAATTTAGCTATAGGTGTTGATAATATAGATTATGTTGGAGGTGTAGGTGGTGTAAGATGGTGGAACGGCCCTGATGAAGATTTAGGTTATGTTGTTGCTTACCCGAACACACAAGGAAATCAACCTAACCCTGAGTTTGTTAATGCGTATTTAGGATTCAAAAGGAGTGTTTTAAAAAACGACAATAGTTTTTTAGCGTTAGTTAATAAATCATATTCACAAACATTCACAGATCCCGCAATTGCCAAAGAGTGGTTAAACGATAATGGTTATTGGACATCATACTCAGGTATTAATACCTTAGGTTTAATCATACAATTAGATGCATATACAAGTTTAAGTTATCCAGGGACAGGATCTACAGTTTATGATATAACGAGTGGGTATGATCACACATTAACCAACGCTACTTACACAGTTCTTAACGGTATAAAATGTTTTGATTGTACTACGGGAACTAACAGAGTTGTTGTAAATGGTACTGGACCAACATTACCAACATCAGGATACACTTATATTACTTGGGCAAGATTAATAACAAGTACTGCCGGATTTAGAACATTACTTTACACAAACTCACCAAAATACACACCAATTACCATCCCTAATGGAACTAATACCTTAGGATATTGGGATACTTCCTTCAAAAGTTCAGGATATGATGTTGCATCTTCAGCTGGCGTTTGGGTTCAGTATGCGGTAGTTGGAACTAACGCATCTCAAAGATTCTACATAAATGGTTCACAAGTGGGAAGTACAATCGCTTTCGGTGCTGGAGGAATAACACATTGGGGTTGGGGGAATAATGATCTGGCAGGTCAACCTTTTGGACATGTTGCCAACATGTATTTCTATAACAGACAATTAAGTCTTTCAGAAATCACACAACAATACAATTATTTGGCTCCAAGATTTGTTGAACCAACTCCAACACCGACATCTACACCGACATCTACACCAACTGCGACACCAACTGCGACACCAACTGCGACACCAATAGTTCCTGTAACAAGTAATCTTGTATTACATTTTGACCCAAGCAATTCGTTAAGTTATTCTGGTGCGGGTACAACAATAAATGACTTATCGGGTAACGGGTTAAATGGTACAATGTCAAATATAACATTTACAAACCCTTATTTCACATACAACGGTTCGTCATCTCAGATTAGTGTTGCTGACAATGCATTACTCGAGCCAGGTAGTGGTGATTGGACGATTGAGTTTTGGGTAAACCATTCGGTAATTGCAGGGTCAAGTAGAGTCCTTATTGCAAAAACTGATGGCGGTAACTCTGCCGATTGGGGATATGGAATAAGAACAATTTCCAACGGTAATACGTATATGGAAATAGGTAATGGTTCAACATCAATTACATCACCAGCAACAGGTTTAACTATTAATACTTGGTATCAAGTTGTGGGTGTATGGACTAACGTTGCAAGTAATTCATTAGCCCTTTATATAAATGGTAGTTTAGTTGGAAGTAACTCTCATTCATTTACAAGTATTAAAAACACAACATCACCTTTATACGCTGGATCATTCAATGGAGGACAATTTTCTCAATGGTTGAATGGTAGAATGGGTGTTGTAAGAATGTATAGCTCAGCATTAACGGGTTCACAGGTACTACAAAACTTTAATGCGGATAAATCTAAGTATGGTTTATAATTATTAAACTATTTATAAAAAATGAAAGACATTATCAAAAACATATTGAAAGAAGAACAAGATGGTGAGTTAGAACAAAGGTTTAGAAACTCTATGCAAAAACTTCAATATATTTTTGAAAGTAATATTTCTTCTGAGATAGATTCTGTAGAGATAAGTGAAATTGAATTTGACCCAAAGTATATTCAAATTCGAGCAAAACTTACGGTTAAATCATACTTTGAGGACCACGATTTTGGTTCAATCGGTCGACATGCAGATAGTATAGAAAATGAAGTTTATAAAATTAATCAACAATATACTTTTACAGAAAACGGTGGTTTAATCAGAAGAGGGTCTGATAATGATTGGATGTTAGGTTGTTTGCCAATTGGTATGAAATGGCAGGCAGGTGGTGAGGAATCATTTGTTTTAACATTAGAGTTTTGGGTAAATCAAGATGAATACGACGCATAATGAAAGAGTTGATTAGAAACATATTAAAAGAATATGAAGGTCCTGAAAGAAAGGAATATAGCCAAACATCCAAAAAAGGTCTTGATATTGCTATGAAAATACTTAAACAAGATTATCCTTTTATCATTGGGTGGGATTTGGTGCGGCAACAGGAGGTGCAAATGATAATCACCAATTAATCAATTGGACTTTAACATTTACATAGATATTACAAAACTTTAATGTGGTTAAGTCTAAATGTGGACTATAATAATCTAATAATATATTTATAAAGATATGAAAAATTTAATAAGACAAGTACTGAAAGAATATGTAACTTTAGTTGAGCAAAACGAGTTAAAAAATTATGCTCTTAAGGGACTAAATAATGCATCAAAAAAAATTAATAATGCTGTAAATAACCTTGATGAGGTAATTAGTGGAAGTTACTCAGCTGAAGGTCAACCAAGAGCATACGACGCATTACACTCATTTCAAAGCAGAAGATCGGATGGATTTGGTGGTAGAATCAACACAAAAGTTCAGAATGGCATCAAAGAATATAAAAACACAAAAGGTTTAAACGCGGTAGATATTAAAAAAGTTACCGTAAATATTGATCCCAATACATTAACAGTAAATTGGGAAGTCACAATCGGAAAAAGTAATGATGGTTATACCTACGAACAGTTTGATAGTAGAGGAAGTGCTGGTGGAGGTGAATCTGCGGTTGATGGTCAATTAGCTGGTATGCATTCAGTTAACTCAGGAGAACCAAAATTGGTATATTACTTCAATAAAACTATGCCAAAATGTTTCGATTCTAATGGAGTAAAACTATCGGGTGGATGTAAAGGAACGATCAATATACAGCAAAAGTTCTTCAAATACGGTAAAAAAGTAAAATGAAAAATTTAATCAAAAATATATTAAATGAGGAAACAGAAGGTTTGAGAGAAAGATTTATCAAGTCAGCTGAATCTGTTCCCTATATCGTAGAAAGTATTGTGGATACAAACATTATCAACGGGGTTGAAGTTCAAAATATTACTTTTGATGAAAGATATACTGAAATTGCGGGAGACATTATTATAACATCTTGGAATGAAGATCCTGACCTTTTTGAGTTCACTCAGCAATTGCGTAGAATTGATGGTGAATTAGATAAAGTTTTACTTAAATATTCATTTAAAGATAATGGTTCTTTTGGTAGAAATACGGGTAAATATAATAACTTGATGTGGTATTTTATTGGTTGTGAGTGGAGTTCCGACAACCAATTTATATTAAAAATGACATACGCATTTAGACAAGAAGAATACGATGAAGATTAATAGAAATTTAATAAAGCAAATTCTTACTGAAGAAGTTGAAGAACCAAAAATTCTAAAAGGGATCGGTATTGTAGTTAATACACTAAAACAACAATACCCATTTATATTAGGATGGGAATTGTCAGATGAATTAGAAACATACAAGATGATAATTTACATCAACCTCTATGTTGACTATGAAATGGTAAAAGAATTTTATGGTTTAGAACCCCGATATGAAAAAATTTTTTATTTAGATAAGGCCCTTGTGACACCATTATCCCCATTCAAGGGAAGATATGATAATGAAGGGGTAGATGAGGCTTTAAAAATGAATGAAGAGTTACGAGAAATGTATAAATATATCCCTGAAGATATGAAGATGATAGGATATGGTGGTTTTTCAGATGATTATAAAGAACCAATGATTGATAATTTTACTTTTGTTGATGAGACAACTAATTAGACATATCTTAAGAGAGTCTAAAGTGCAGACTGACATCCTCGATCTAATTAAAGATGAGGATATTTTTGTTGCCGCTAAGTTTGTTGGTGGTTTAGATAACCTAAAACAAATACTCAAAAACGAACCTGAGTATGTAACATTAATTGACTCACTCAAAGGAAAGTTGAATCTTATTTACCACTCGTTAAAGGAATACCTTGAGTTTCCAATGAAGTTTGAGATAGTAGGTAAAGGTGAAAATGTATTTAAAAACCAATTAAACGACATCTATGATATGATACCAAAAGAAATGGTTATTAAAGATACTTGGGGTGATATTAAACAATTAGATATTGAATATTTTAAGTTCAGATGAAAGATTTAATTAGAAACATATTGAAAGAAGAATCTGAAGAGATTGACCAAAAAGTTTATAACTTCCTAAGAAGAAGATATGAAATTAATGAGATTAACATTGAAGGAGGAAGTAAGTTTAAAGAGATATATTTTAAGGTAGGTGATGAATATTATGGTGTATCTATGTGGGATAATAAAAAAAGACAAGTAAGACGTATTTTGAATATGCTTATTGAAAACAATGTTACTGAACCAATGAGTATCTTCACAAACGAGAATGACCCATATAGACAAAAAGTTGTTAGAACTATTAAAAAGTTTTTATACGAAGTAATGTAATGAAAGAATTAATTAGACACATATTAAAAGAAGAGGTTAGTAGAAAATATGATAAACCTACACCAAAGGTAGAGCAACTTATCTACAGATGGTTGAATGATTATTTTGATGGTGTTGAGATGTACCATAAAAAATCTTATGAATCAACACATAGTTTTGATTTTTGTAAAAACGGAAGAGAAATATTGGATGTTGTTTTATATTTTGGTAATGATGACGACAATAAAAAAACTGAAGAAATGAGTTTTAATAGGGGTTTAATGAGTGTTCCAAAAAATGTATTTGATGACTTATCCACAGATATTCCTGTGAGAGTAAGTTATTTAAGATACCTACTTGAAGAATGGTTTGATGATACTTATTTAGGTGAAATTCAAAAAAAGATGGGTAGAAATGATATCTACATTTCCGAACTTTATATAACTAATTACGACGGTGATATTTGTTTTCCGCCGATAACAAAACCTGATGATGTAACTGAGGAAGAAATGATAGAACATATTCTTAAAACAGGAAAATATAAAATGAACGATATATTGTGGTGGGAAGAAAGATTACCAGGATGGATTGAACAAACTTATTTAGAACAACTTAATGGTGCTGAATACAGAAGATTAAAAGGAGAATGAAAGAACTGATTAGACATATCTTAAAAGAAAATAGACTCCAACAAGAGATGAAACAATTTATTGAAGATAATAATATCTTTGATGCTGCTGAAATGGTTGGGGGACTGGATAATCTTAAAAGTATTTTCAAAGATGACCTTGAACTTTCTGAAATGTTAAATCAATTAACAGGTGTTGTTGATTTCGAATATCACGACGCTTGGGGAGATCCTAGATTTGTTGTATTCCCGATTGAATATGAAATAATTGGTATTAAAAAAAATATATGGGGCACACATTCTTGGCCTGAATTAAATCTTATTTATGATGACAGTAAATTAACTTCAGCAGAAAAAAAGAAACTAATAACCATCCTTGCCACAATTCAAAATGACAATACTGTAGGAAAGATAGAAACCAACTTACCTGAAATTAAAAGTTCTGGTTATTTTGATGTTAGACAAATAAACGGCAAAGATGTCGATATACATGATGAAGAATTCCCTTTTTCAAAAGAAGATGTGAAAAGAATACACAACAAACTTTATGGTGAGTCTGAAAGTTTAAACGAAAGTGATAATCGTGAAACTGACAAAAATCTAAGGGCAATAAATGTATTGTTATCTTTAGTTAGTTGGGACGGGCTTTGTGATATATGGGCAGAATATAATCCTGATGATAAAGAATATGAAATACGATCAAAAACTCTCTCAACAGATGATTTGGCGACCTCAATTACTGAAATAGAAAAAGAACTTAATTCTTTAGAGGACTCAATAAAGTCTATGGGAATCAAAGTGTATATCTACACACCGTGGTATGTGGATAGTTGTGACGATGAGGTTAAGTTCATGAACGAGAGTTCAAACAGAAATGAAAAGGACACACAAAGACTTTTCAAAATAATAAAAATGATAATGGAAGATATGATACTTCCTGAATATGGTCATCTTATTTGTTCTTATGAAATCACATTAAATGAAGATTTTTTCAATATACCTCAAGTTACAGTTTTATTTATTGGAGGTTACGGAACAGAATATTGGCCAGTGACCCAAGCTGTAAGAAACATGTATAATGAGGTCTTAGATGCCATTACAAAAGAAATTGCAACCTATACAGGAGTAGTAATTTATGTTGATATGTTACAAACACCAAAGTGTGAAGATAAAGAAAATATCTATCTGAGAGAAAGTGAATCAGAAGACAAAGATTATAGTCCTGCGGGTAAAGAAATAACACCCAATCATATTGTTGTCCATAAGTCCAATCCAATGTACAGAGATAAGATAATGGAAAACGGTCTTAAAGTAAGAGCGGGAGAATGTTATAAAGTATATGTAGGTTATGGGGTTAAATGTAAACCAGCAATTTTTGCAACCAACTCAACAAACAAAAGAGCATGGTTTGATTCAACATACGACGATGATATTTGGTTTATTGACACAACAATGATTCCTTATGTTAAATGGTTTAAAGATAGACATTTTGAGTCAAGGTCAAAACATATTGTAACATTTCAAGATATTCCAAAAGAGGCGATAACCCTAAAATATGAAGGAACAGGAAGTAGTGAAGATGTTTTAAATTCGTGGCCTGAAGATTCACCTAATAGATTACAAGAATCCATAAGAAGTATATTAAGGGAAGATTCATTAAAGAATGATTTAATGGAATCAGAAGATAAAAAACTTGATTTGGTTAAACAAATGATTCTTCAGTTATTTGATGAGGTTGAATATATTGAAATTGATGAAATATACGGAAAACCTTTAATTAAAATCTATCACGATGTAGATGATACTGCAGCAAACTACGACAGTTGGTTTGAAGAAGTTATAGAAGATAAGATTGATGAAATGACAGGTGGAAATATTATTTTATGTTCATGGTGGGCACCAGTATGGCACTATAAAAGAAAGAACGCTGACTTTTTTATTGATGTTGAAAAAATTGAATATGACGATGACGGAAATGAGATAAACGAGTCAGAAGAAAAACAACCAAAGTATTTAGACATCATCAAAGATATTGTGGAACCATTTAAAAATGAAGATTGTGTTTGTGATATTAGAGTTTTGTATAATGAAGAAGACGATATGTATTTAATTGATGTTGAGATTGGTTTATTTGACCTTAAAGAGAAGTTTTTTGCTGAGGTAGGAAGAAACCATTATGTTAAAAAAATAAGACTTGATATTAAAGAAACAATCAAAGGTTACATCCCAATAGATAATTTCTATGTTGGTTCATACTCAACACCAAAATGTGGTGAGAAAAGATGGTGGGACAAAAATATAAATGAATCTGATAATAAAGAACAATCATTACAAAAACTTATAGACCAACACGGTTTATATGATTTCATAAAGATGACAGGGTTAGACTTTAATCAAGTAAAAACATTATTAAGTAAAGTAGATAACCCCAAAGAAATATTAAAACAATATATAAGAGAATTTGTTTTAGAACATGATGGGATGAGTGGTGACAATTATGGTTCACTTTTTGCGTTAAATTTACCATTGAGTGATACTAAGTATGTTAACGATATATTAGTACAAGACAGTGGTCAAAGTGCTGTTGAGATATGGGAGTATCATCTTGATGAATATGGACATAGAGAACAAAAAGACCAATATCTAACATCAATTATTACCCTAACTAATGACGAGTTACTATCAATTCTTTCTTGGATGATGGAAGTAATAGAAGGTGGTTATTGGGATTAGTCAAATAATTTTATTATATTTGCTTTTGATATGGTAAAAGATTTATCAAAAGTAATAGAACAATATGTATATACTCATCTATCACACAGAGATGATATTTTGGTGCAAGTAGTAAAATCACCAACAAGATATAAAGTCCACATAGTTATATATGTAAAACCAACCGACGGACTTTATGCCACAATCAACAAAGGTATCGACAGAGGTGATTTAATGAATGGAATTAAAGGGTATTTTAATTTGGATTGGGATAGTTGTATGATTTACACTCAAGTTAGCGAATACCAAACTGAGTAATATTTATTATTATGAACCTACAAGAACAAATATCAAGAATGAAATCAATGATGGGGGTTATTAATGAGTCTCATCTACCGACATACATTATAAGAAGGGTGACAATAGAAAAATTAGATGACTTGGTTGATGATGTGAAAGGTTTAATTGATTCGGGTTATGATAGAACCGACGCAATATACGATACCGTAAGACAATTTATTGCATCCAGTAAGAATTTTAGATTTCTTAGTTCGTCTGAACAAGAATATTGGGATTCATATATTATGTTTGAGAAGCCATTGGTGGATTATGTAAAAGAAAAGTTATGATGAACCTACAAGAACATATAAGAAAGATACTAAAGGAAGAGACATATTATAAAATTTCTGATGACAAGTATTCAAAGTTAATTAAAAATCTTATCCTTGATTATGTTAATTTTAATATATGTACATTAGTTGTTAGTGCGTTAGAATCTTTTGAAGACCAATATTTAGTTATTTTGATAGTTGAAGAACAACTTAAGTCATCTTATCGTGAGGAACTTCAAGAATATCTTAATAATTATATCCCGTTAAAAGCAATATATGTTTCCGTTTCAGATGGTCAGGACTGTCAAAATTATAAAAAAGGAAGAAGTCAACAAGAAATGAAAGAGGGTGAACTAACAGAAAGATGTTGGAAAGGATATACTCAAAAAGGTATGAAGACTATGTTTGGTAAACGTTATCCCAATTGTGTGAAGAAGAAAAAGTAATGAAACTACAAGAAAACATAAGAAAAGTACTCAGAGAAGAGAGTCAAAAACAATCATTACTTACACTCTTAAACCAACATGGTTTATATGAATTTATGAAGATGACAGGACTATCTCTTCCACAAATCTATACAAAGACAGGAGAACTACCAAGAGAAGTCTTTGAGAGATACATAAAAGACTTTTTAGAAAAAGATGAAATAGGTTGGGATCTATCTATACAAATATCACCAAATAAAATAGTAGATTCATTTTATTTATCTTATGGTGTAGTTACAATAGGAGTAAATGAAGTAGATTCAATAGGTAGAGTAGTTGCTGGAAGTTTCGAAAGACTTTCAGTTTTATCTGATGAGGAAATTTTCAGTTTAGTTGATGAAATGTCACAAATCAACGATGATTATTTGGATTATATGTAATTAATCAAATTTTTTTCTTATATTTGCCTGAAGATGGTAAAGGACTTATCAAACGCACTTATTTCATTTGTATATGATCACCTCTCACACAGGGATGATATTACCGTCCAAGTTCAAACAAACGGTAAAAAACCTTATTTCTACAGTATACATATATTAGTATACTTAGATGAACACGACGGATTATATAACACAATCAATAAAGGAATAGATAGGTATGGACTTTACCATCAATTAAAAAAGTATTTTAATTTAACACTAGACGATTGTCGTATCACATATCAAACCATTTATCCAACCACATCATTATGGGTTTAGAACAATATATTATTTCAGTACTTGATGAACCACAAGTAAAAGTAACACTTGTGGAAGGGGTGTATCATGTCAATAGTGAAATAGATTCAACCAAAGTGACATCTATAGATACATTGGCATTTAAACAAATGCATATGACAGAAAGAATAAGGAACAAACTAAAAACATTTCTACCATCAGATGTGGAGTATACGGTATTTGTTTATGTCAAACCAAATTTTGCAAAACTATCAAAGTCAAGACATGAAAGACCGAGATAAAATAGAAAAACTTATATTAGATTACTTCAAGTTTGTAAACCCATTACCATGTGATGAGGTTAAAATAGAGTTTTGTGAGTTTTTTGATTTGTATACGATTAATATTAAGAGTGAAAATTACTTAGACTACATAAGACATAGAAGAGACATACAACCAAATAGTAAAACTGTTTGTGAGGAGATAAGATACAGTATGGAAAATTTGTTTCCTTATAACTTCCGTGTGTTATGCGTAGTAGAAAGAAGAGATTTTTATAAAAAAATATAATATGGAATTAGAACAAATAATTAGTATGTCGATCGGGTTATTCTCAACCTGTATGATGATCATAATTTATATAATCGGGATTAAAGATTAAGAGTATACGATTAAATCATTCGGTTCATAGTCCTACACTGCGTTCGGAATTCACCTCATAATTTTATCCTATACTCTTGGCTGAGTCAAAATTATATAGTATCTTTGTTATATGAAAAGGAACCGAAGTCAAGGATGGACATACGCCAAATTAAGCGGGCACAAGAATGAATCGTTAGTCAGCGAAGAGTTGGGTGATGGATACTACACTCTTGCTGGTAAGGTAGAATCTATCTTCGGTGACAAAACAACTCCTAAGCCAGACATTTATGGTGTAAAAAGACATAGTCTAAAAAAATCATTAAGTGGTCAGGTTCACATGAATAAGGTTGGTCGTTTCTTAGATGGTTATACGATCATGTATGGTGAGATTCCGTCAAATGTATCAAAGGTGTTTTTATTATTGTTTGGTGGTAGTGATATCATTGATGAGGTTTTATCTTGTGAGGATTGCATACATCAGAATCCTAAGGTTAGAGCAACTGAAGTTAGAAGAAAGACCACCACCACAGAGACTTTGATCAAATATAATGAGGATCTCTCAAATGAGTTTAAGTTATGGTTCAAGGACAACTTACACAACATCACGGAGTTGGTTTTTAAGAAGGGATGGAGCAAAAATGAAGGTGATTGGGTTGACATCTTATGGTATGTTAACAAACTCGGTGACAACCAAGTTAATGAGAAATTTGACATCAACGAGATCATTGAGAAATCAAAAGGGCGTGATGTTATATATGGAACAAAGAATGGAGGAACAACCATTCAGTTACCATTTGGTCACCTACAATTTCATCAGGGAGGTCTACAATTTCATCACAATTATGAGAAGATCAAGGAATTGATTTCTGAGAGAAAATAATTATATTTAAGTATGATAGATTTAAGAATGGGGGATTGTATTGACGAGATGAGAAAGATCCCATCAGACTCAATTGCGTGTATAGTTACAAGTCCTCCGTATAACAAGAAAGGATTGATCGGTAAGGTAAAACCTGGCAATCAAGTATGGAAGAAATTTAATATTGACTATGATTCATATGGGGATGATCTAAGTGAGGTTGATTACCATAACTGGATGATCGATGTATTAAATGAGATGAAGAGAATCATTAAACCTGATGGATCAATATTCTTCAATCATAAAGCGAGAAGACATAAGAACAAGTTGCATCTTCCTACAGACTTTATCTCCAAGTCGGACTTAAATGTATATCAATTAATTATATGGAATCGTCTGTCAAGTCCTAACATTAGAAAGGATCTATTGTTGCCGTGTACAGAACATATCTATTGGTTAACAAAGGGTAAACCTAAGGTATTCAAAGATCAGATACCAAGTGAGTATCAGTCTGAGGTGTGGATAATCAATCCTGACAAGAATACAAAACATCCAGCACCATTCCCAAAGAAGTTAGTAGAGACATGTATGTTGTTAACGACAGAAGAGAATGATTTATGTTTAGATCCGTTCTTAGGATCAGGAACCTCAGCAATTGTGGCTCGAAATAATAATAGAGATTTTATAGGGATAGAGATTGATTCTAAGTATATAGATCTAACAAATGAATTATTAGGGGACCCTTCATTGTAAAGATGGGGGGTTTTTATTTATAATATATTTATTATTATGAATCTACAAGAACGAGTAAGGAGAATATTAAGAGAAACCCTTGAGTCCAAATGGAACGACGGGAATTACGACTATCAGCACGGGTATTGCCATTACTTCGCACATAACATCATAGATAAGATTAGGGAACGTTTCCCGAACAAAAACGTAACTTACTATCTTTTACTGGCAAACGAGGTTAATATTGACACGGAAGAGATAGAACAGGAGTATTTGTTGCACGTATATATAAAGATCGGGGATAAGTTATTAGATTCCAATGGATTCATTACATTGGATAAGGTGGAGGAAAGAATAGATGATTGGTATAATAGACAACTTACAATAACACCTGAAGAGTATGAGATAAATGTATGGGATGAAGAAAGTGATACAATCCCTGATATGTTCTTTAATAGTAGATTCTGTAATGTAGATAAAGTAAAGAAAGATACGGAGAAATTCTTATCTAATCCAATAGTACAAAGGATCCTTAAGTATAAATAAAGAGTATACGATCAAATCATTCACTCCATCCTACCGTTCGTAAACTCACTACGGAATTCACCTCACAAATTTATCCTATATATAAACTATCGTTATTAAAGGGAGTGAATAAGATCAGGAACATATAAGAATATAACAGTTTATATAATATATTATGGGTATATTTATTTAATATGGGTATATTTATTTAATATGAATTTACAGGAGAGTATATATAGAATTCGTCAAATTATGGAAGTATCTGATCCGACAAAGACATTTAGTTTTGTTATGGATGGGAGGCAAGAAACTCATCAGTATCAAGTGGTTAATGTAAGTGATTCAACAAAGTCTGTACCTGTAGACAAAACAAACCCTAGAGGTGAGAAGAAAACTTTTAATACAAAGGTTATAGAATTAAAATGGATGAATCCGCCAGCAAATATCACAAACCCTGAAGGTATTACAATTGTAAAGGTGTGTGGTGATAATGTTATCAAACCACCAAGAGGATATAGTAAATTACCTGATGACTTTATAACTTACGCAAACCAACTCTGTTAAATGAAAAAAATTATTAGACTTACTGAAAGTGAATTGATTAACTTAGTCCATAGAGTAATTAAAGAGGATATGAGTACAGTTAATATTACAATCAATGGTGATGTACAAAGAGAGTGTAATAAGTGTAATGGAGACACAATAGATTATGTTATATTAAATGAGTTAAGAAATATCTCAGATCTTACGCAGATTACCTCAGAAGATATAACATATGTAGAATATGAAATACAAAACTATTCCGATGTCAATAAGATTAAAAGTGTATTAGAGTTAAAGTTAAAGACTTTATTAGAAAAGCAAATTACTTGTGAGGTTAACGGAAATAATATTACTTGTCAGATATAAATCAAGAGTATAGATTTAATTTACTCACTCATCATTACCGTTCATTTCATTCACTACATTCTTCGTTTCATAATTTAATTCTATACTCTTTCCCCCCTCTCTTTATAAGGGGATTTTTATTTAAAAAAAACTTGACTTTTTCATTGTAGATATGAGGAATATCACTATCTTTGTATTGTAATCATTTAACCCCCATCACAATATGAAAAACCTTCTTTTAGTTGCTCTTGTTTCTTTAGTATCAATTGTTTCTTTTTCACAAAAACAAATAGGAGTTTCATTACTATATAATGGTAATTTACCAAAAGCGGCTTGGGGATTCTCAGTAGAGAAAACGGTAAAAAACTACACTATTTTCTTTGACTACAAAATCGGAGGAATGTTACCAGCTCAAGATAGAGTTAAAACATGGACAACTCCTGAAGAGACAAATTTTGATAACTACTCATATGGTGTTACAGAGTGGGGTTCATATGTTTACGAATCATCAACAATCACAACAAGATACGGTACGGCAATTAAACCCTCATTGTTTAATATTGGTGTTGGTAAAGAGATTATAACTGTCGGTAGTACAGATATTAGAATCAATTTAGGTTTAGGAGTGTGTAAAGAAAGACACCAATTAGTAAGAGAAAATTCTTACTTTGATTTCCAACTTTATAATTTAGAATTAGTTGATTACCACGAGTCTTTCTCAGACTTAGATGTTTATTATCAAGTTGTTAGTGAAAAAAACACATACAAGTTAAATTTTACGGCAAATGTACTTTTCGAAAAATATGATATGTTTGTATATGGTTTTGGTTTTGACACTAAACCTATGGGTGTTAATCTAATCTTTGGTTTAAAATTTTAATAAGAGTATAGGATTAATTCATTCGGTTCATAGTCCTTCGTTATCACTACGGAATTCACCTCATAATTTAATTCTACACTCTTATTATCGTCTATATAACCGATATCGTATATTATCGTTCATTTAACCGATATTCTATTACATCTCTATAAGAGATAAGTCCCATTAATTACCACATATACTTTATCGTAATGATCATTACACATTTTGTGTAACACATAATGTAGAATAGTATCGTAATGTACATTACTGTAATGGGGGTTACGATATACATGTATAGAAAATCTAATTCTTTATACATGATGAGGTTCTTATGTATAGATCGTATACATGATACACAACTTACCATTCGGTAAGTTACTACTTAGTAAGTTCCCCCCATCTAAAGACAGGTCCCCCATTTCTTATGGTGTGGTTTAATGGTATGTTCTACTGTGGTATTCAGTTATATAAACTATCGTTATTAAAGGGAGTGAATAAGATCAGGAACATATACGAAGGGACTGTTGTTTTATATCATTGTTGTCAGGTTAAACCTGATATAAGTGATATGTTTAATATGTCCCACATATTACCACAAGTGTTGGGGACTGACTAAATGACACATAATTGGGGGTACATTAGGTCCCCTAATCGTTGGAAGAACTATAGGACTATCGTCTCCCGCCCACCCTCATCATAAGAACACAAATTAGCTGGAAAATGTATATACCTAAAAAACTAGTCCTGTAGACCCCTACAGAGGGGATTTTTTAGGCTGATCATAGCAACAGAGGGGATTGTGGTGGTAAATAGTGGTAGACCTGTGTGGTAAAAAGTGGGGAAAGGGATTGTCCCCTGTGTGAATCGTGACTGACATTTTGACAAAATCAAGAAAAATACAATAAATATTTATCAACAATTCCCCCCTGACATACTGTCACCCCCAATTTACTATTTAAAATGTATCAAATATTTATTAACATTAACGGTACATATGAACGCAATAGAGAAATTTCTTAAAGAACAGTATACCCAATGTGTGGTAGAAGATAAGATGGGGATCAAATGTTTATTCAAACATAAGCAAGGACTCACAGATGATGGGGTTGTATTTTTTGAGTTTGCAAAAAAGAAGTGGTCCAAGAAACCAATCCTTAGTAAAAGACAATTTGTAATTGTGGATGCAGACATGGGGGATGTGTTACAGTTTTTAAATCAATACTATAACCTGTCAGAAAATGACTACCAAGAAATAAGATCACTCATAGTTAATATGAGTATAGAACATGTAGAGAAATTCTTTAGTCCTGATGGGGAGGATCCAAGTCAACATCAGTAATAACATGACGACGAATGAATCCACTTACTTTAGAGGTGGGGAAATACTTAAGGGACATTAAACAAACCCCCATGAAGATAGAAGCTCCAATGACAATATAAGCGAACATAAGATTTATAAATAGAATTGTTTTCATACTATAAAGATATGAAAACATTTCGACAAGGACAAGAGGGTCCTTCACAAAAAGATGGGGATCCTTATATAAAAATATAAGGCAGGTTGGAGTCTACTCGGTCCCCCCCGATTAAAAAGGTTACACTACAAAGGTATGGATTTTTTTTGACATGGCCTAATATTTATATAAGTAAAAAATAAAATTAAGGTATGGATTTTTTTTGACATGGCTTAATATTTATATAAGTAAAAAATAAAATTAACATTAAAAAATAAAACAATGAGAAGAAGATTAAATGAATCAGACATAGATCGTATAGTAAGTAGAGTATTGTCTGAACAAGTTGCCCCCACTAAAGAGTTGTCAGCATGTTGTAAATCTGCAGGGATCACTGTACCTATGGCTTGTACAGCAGGAGATCCTGGCAAATGTATTGAAGCTCTTTTAGAAATGGCATCTAAAGATCCTATGGGTGTGGGGATGAAAGCAATAACTGCAATGAACTGTATTAAGGATAAGAAGTTATCGCCTGTACAATACTAATCACCATATAAAATACTTATTAACAATTGGGGGGTCTTATAGGTCCCCCTCTTTGTTTGGCATACCCCCCTCCCCTTAATAATTGGGGTCCCCCTCCCCCGTATCCCCCCTCTTTCTGACACTTTGACAGGGTCCAAAATGGGGGTCAATCCCCCTTGCAGAGTATAAGTTTTAAAAAAGGTAATATGGTCTTAAAAAATATTTTGGGAAAAAATCTTTAAAAATCGGAATACCCCCTATACACTAAAAAAAAATTCCAGAAAATTTTGGGAAAATCGGAGTATTTATAACTAAAGAAATATATTATGAAACACTTATTAAATAATTTAAGTTCAGAGGAGAAAAATAGAATTCGTGAACAACACACAGGAGGAATTAAAGTTATGACTGAAAATTTCTCAAGATTATTAAATGCCAAACTTGGTAATGCAAAACCACTTATTTCAGAAGAAGAAGGGACAACTAATTTTGATAAGAATTATTTCATGAGTAAAAAGACAGGAACTGTTAATTTTGATGATTATGGTTTCCCTACTACAGTTGACGGAATTCAAATAACTGATTATGATAATCAGTGGAAAAACAACTTTACGGTTAAAAATATCGGTGGCAGAGGGTTCCAAGGGGGTGACTACAAATGGACTTATAGTGATAAAGTTAGTTCAGGGGTCATGGCACCAGGACAAGAAAAACCAGGTATATCAATAACCGATACTCAAAATCAAGTTGTAGGTACTCTACAATTCTAAAAAAAAAATTCCAGAAAAATTTTAGGAAAATCGGGGTATTTATATTTAAATCGTTAATAAACAAATAAAAAATATATTATGAAAAACAAATTAACAGAAAGAGATTTATCACGTATCGTTAAACGTGTAATAAATGAGGGAGTATTCTCACCAGGTGACTTAATTAATTTTCCTGATGGTACTTATCTTATGACAAAAATTGAACCTACTGACCAACCAAGTCAAAAAGGAAATTACTTTGTAAAAAATGGTAATAGTATTGCTAATATAGTGATTGTTTCGGGTCAGGTTAAAAAGAAAGAAGACGGTAGTACTTCCCCTTATGGAAGTGGAATACTATATAAAGGTAAATAAAATAAGTTTAAATAAATGGATGACTGTGAAGTAATTATTTCAAATATGGAATATGTTTTTAATGATTTTATGTCGTTTGTTAAAACTTCACCTGAAGAACAAAGTCCCGAAGATATGTACGATGACATACAATCAGAACTTGGAGGGTTCCTAGATATGGATGAAGAAATGGAGTGTGAAAATATTGACGAAGTGTATATGATTTATGATGAACTCATAAATGATTTTCGTTCATATGTCGGACTTTAATAATTAAAAAAATAAAGAACTATACATTAAAACCCTTCCTTCAACGGAGGGGTTTTCTTTTTTATGTATAATATTTATATTTAAAATAAAACCTATGAAAAAATTATTATTATTTATTGTTACCACAACTATGTTAATTGGTTGTAGTACGAAAACTGAAACTCTTGAAGACATTAAGTCTGATAAAATTGTGAAACTACACAAGGGATCATTTGCATTTTGTGGAGCATCATCTGCTGTTCCTACGGGAAGAAAGATTGTTGTCCAAGGTGTTGAGTATAACGAGGGTTGTGCCATTTGTCCTGTGTTGGAGGGACCATCTTTATCCAACTTGGCTATGGAAGGTATTAGTGATACTTATGGTAAGTTCAATGTGAACGATAATTTCCAAACTCCAAACGGAAAAAGTAATACTGTATGGTCTTTGTTTTGGTATTATGATTCAACCACCACTATTCCCCAATTTAATCCATCTACTAAGAAGTGGGAAATGATGTCACCTAAAAATAGATCATTTGTGATTAATATGGATAAACCATCTACAAGTGAAAGTAATATGTTTGCAATGCCAGGTATCATCTTTGATACAACTTCTACAGGTATTGTGTTGGCAAAAGTTTATGGACCACTTAATGAAGCTGCGGTCCCATTGCGTAAAGCTGTACCTGTTAAAAACGGACAAACATCTGTTACGGCAGCAAAGATTGGTTTCCCTTTCCCTGTCGGAACCCCTATTCCTGTTTCAGAGTATAGTAAGGAACTACAGAAAAAACATTAATTAAACAACTAAACCCTACCTCATCGGTGGGGTTTTTTATTTTCCCATATATTTATCTTATATGAAAATCATTCTTACAGAATCTCAATATATAAAACTATTGGAATCCTCCGACAAGACTAATATTGTTGAACAAATCTTGGAAATGGAAGGTATTGAGTATGACGGTTGTGAATATGATGGAAGGACCCATGATAATTTTGGAAGAAACCATGACTCTGTTGTTTTTTATTTTAAATTTCCTAACGATTATAAGCATAGAAGTATTCGTTTTTTAACTAAAAATAATAAAGTTGTTAGTGTTTTAAGTTCATCAGATTTTAGAATTACTGATGGACTTAGATATATCCCTCGAAAAGTTTTAATGGATTATTTTATTGAAAAGGGTAAAATACATTTGGAAAAAATATTACCTTTAGAATATCCCCGTTAATGAAAAATGAAAAACTAATATCTTTACTTAAAAAACTCTTTGAAAATAAGGAGTTTGAAATGACGCTCACAGACGTTGAACATGTTTATGATGGGTATAACAATGTCACGCAAGATGTTAACTATGAATTTAAATTTCACGTTGTTGTTAGAAGTGTTGTTGGTAAGGGGGTAGAAGCTGTTGGTGATATGGATATTATTATTGATTCTATAACTAAAGATGGTGATGACTATTATCCTGTTTGGGCCGATAGTGATTATGGTGATTCTATGTGGTATATTAATGAACTCGATGAAACGTTTTATCTTGATTATTTGGAAATTCTACCATTTAGTGTGTATACAACAATCTACGGTTATGATGAAGAAAGATTATAAATCCCCTCCCCTAAAGAGGGTTTTTTATTTTAAGATATATTTATATTTAAAATAAGCAAATAAAATAAAATTATATTATGAAAAATATTTTAACAGAATCAGAAAAGAATGAAATTCTTGAAATGCATAGAAAGCATGGGTACAACAATTCTTTAAATGAACAAGGTGAGGAGGAATCTACTAAAACTGCTTTGGAACAAGAAGTTGAGGAACTTGAAGCGTTAAAGATGGAATTGGAAAAAACTAAATCTCAGTTGGTCTCTAAAAAAGCAATCGTTGGTGGTACTTTAAGAATGAGACTTCGTAAAGCAGCACAAAGAAAAAGATTGAGACAAGAAAATAAAAAACTTGCTGCAGATCTTGAAAGATTGGAAACAGACATTGCTAAATTGGAATCAGGCAAAGTTATTGATAGTGATACTGTTGAAACCGCTAAAGTAATCGGGGCTGCCATTGCAACTTTAACTTTATATATTACGATGTTAAAAAAAGGAATTGTGGGAGCCATTAGTGATAAAATTGGACCTGAAAACTAACATTTATTCATTATAAAATAATCGACCCCATCATAAAGGTGGGGTTTTTTATTTTCCTTTATAAAAAAATAACTTATATTTAATTATGACAAATCAGCAAAAAGCCGAACTTTATACACAGTTGATGTATGAACACACAAAAATACAAAATAAAATTTCTTCCATTAAGGGGGAATCCATTAATTTGAATGAACAACAACTTTTGCAAATTAGAGATTTGGAAAATAAATTAAGATTCCTTATGAATAAAGTATCTAAATTATAAATGGTTGATTCTGTTGTAATAGTTGGATTTATTATTGTTTACTCCATTTTTGTAATGGTGGCTCATTTTTTTAAAAAATAATTATGAATCGTTTAAAACCTCATCTCTTTTTGATCCTTCTTGTGGTCTTTATGTTTTTGGCCCTTATGGGGATTCCCTATTATGTAAAATATGTGAATGAAATATTTGGAGCCATTCTTGGGATGTTAATTTATTATCTCGGATTTAAGACATTAAAAGATACCTTTAATTTTTAAAATTTCCCCCTTTCATTTGATCGGGGGATTTTTTTTATTTATATTTTTTCATGGGACTTTGTGATAATGTGAGATTTAGCGATAACTTCATGAATGAGTATATGAATCATACTTATAATTCTTATTCTGATTATAAGTCCATGTATGAAAATGCAAAACTACAATACCTCATCCATAAAAAATATTTGAAACTCTTGGGTAAATTTATTGAAACGATATACCCTAACTTGAGGTTTGATATTTTTATTAGAAACCGAAACCCTAAAGAAAGAAAGGTCGATTGGTATGGAATGACTTATATGGAACTTGTGATCTTTGATGTTATTTGTAGTCCTGTATATAACCCCATGAATTTTGAACCGGTTTATAGAACCCCACATTGTGAGGAGTATATTTCTACAGAGTCATTATTTTATGAGATTGATTCATATCTTCCTGAAATTACTAAACATCTTTTAATTAAGTTTAAACCTTTAATACAACCTCATATTGAAATTCATAATATGGATTTTTATAATATCCCTGAGTTTGAATGTTGGACTGAATGTTATAAAAGAGAAAGAATTAAATCTTATGCATCTTTTGGTGATCCTTATGGTAATGGATATTAAAATCATTTATAGTGGATGGTGAAGGTCAATTTCTGGAAAATTTTTTTTGACCTGAACCTCCCCCAAACCCCCTCCTTGTTGTATTTATCTTTATGAAGGTTTTAATTTTGGAATCACAATATGTCTCCCTTATGGAGGATATCAAAAAAGAACGATACAAAGAATTGGTGTCGAATCTTTTGGAAACTTTATTTGGGAAACTTTCTATTGTAGATAATGAAGATGGTGGTGAAATATATCAACATACCATACACGACCAAAATGGTGAAGATATAGCTGAAATCTATTTGGGAAAATATGGAAACGCGGGTTGCAAAAAAGACTTGACATTATCACGAGATGTTACTGAAAAACTCGAGGGGTATGTTCCTTATTTTCGACATAAATTATTTTCTAAAGTTCTTGTTGATTATGTTTATGAACAATTGGGTATTAAATGTGATTGTGTTCAATATGATTATGATTTTGAAAATAAGGTGGAACTCGATACTGACGGTACAGAATATGAATGGAGAAGTTCTAATACAAGAAAGTATAATGTCAAAAAGAAAAAGAAGATTAAAGAATCAATTGATAAGAAGAAAAAGTTTTTAATTGATGTAATGGGAATTGACTTCACAGATAAGATTGAAGAAATAAAAGATGCCTACGATGTTCCCTTGGAATTTGATGATATAATTGGTCCCGATTTAATTAGACGAATGTTAAATTATTTTGGACCCATGTATCTTGTTGATATTGATGGGAAAAAATACTTATACCAATATAGATCCGATGAAGATAATAGGTTTGGATGGGATAGTGGTGATTTTGAATGGTTTCATGATGAGAATGGATTTGACTATGTTGATGGTGAAATCTCAGAAAAACTTGGTATTACACAAATGGGACTAAAGTTCTCTGATATCATTGATATATTTTACAATGAAGACTAATATTTATATATAAAACAATTTAATTATGAAAAATATTGAACAATACAGAAATAGGTTTAACTCTTTATTGGAGTCAACAATTGGGGATGTTAGACCTTTGATTAGTGAAGTTACCACAAACCCATTACACCAATTGATTGGAAAAACTGTAAAATTCGAACCAATAAATTTAAATAGAGTAATTGGTGCGGATGTGAAAACAGATGTATGGTACGCTTCTGAGGTGGATAAGGAATCATTATCTAATCTTGATGCTAGTTATTGGGATGAATTTAAAACCGGAACAATCAAAGGAAAAATTAAAGGAGTAAGAATTCTTACACAGGATGTTATTTTATTTGAATTGGAGGATCTTGATAACCTTGCTCTTTCTACGAGAATAACAGCTGAACCTGATTTTAAATGTGGTGATGATGTTTTCAATATTACTCTTACGGTACAATCTTCTAATTCTTGGTTTTCAGGTAAAAAAGTTCAAGGGACCTACCGTAATGTAAAATTGGCAGAATACCTTAATAATAATTTACCATGTGGCGGGTTTGACTTTGCCAAAATTGATTCTGAGGAAACTCCAACTAACTTTGCATAGACCAAATGTCTCCATTAGAAAAACTTAGCGATAAAGCACTTCTTCTTCTTATTAATCAAATAAGAGAAGAATTTGTGGATAATGATGTTGATTCATATAGCTTGGAAGAATTTTTATCAAGTTATAACATGATAGAAACAAAGGCATCCTATTTTGGAATTGATAACTTACAAGTTCCAGATATAACTTATTTGTTTAAGTTATTTTCACAGATAGTTTATGACGAGGAAGATATTACAGAGTTACCCCCAAGACCACAACTAAAAAAACTAAGAGTTGAGTGGAGTGAAGATGTAACTGAATATAACCGATATTATTATCAAGATACCGTTGAGTCATATTATGATTTATCTACTTATGATATGCAAGTCTTAAGAAGTGAAGAATTTTTTGATCCATGGAGTGGTAAAATGTACCATAAAGAAATTTTGGATTCAGAAACAACTGAAGATGGGTGTACTGAAGTAACAGAAATCTGATTAAATTTTAAAACCCACAAAAGGTGGGTTTTTGTTTTTCAAACATATTTATAAAATATATTATTAAACTATGAAAAAAATTGTAAGACTTACTGAATCTGAATTAACTAATTTGATCGGTAAAATTGTAAAGGAACAAAAATCACAATTCCAACCCGATTCGTATTATTTGAATGTTGCAAATAAAATGATGAAAAATAACCCAAAACCTGACCAAGGTGGTAAATACTGCTTTACACCAAAAGGGTTGTCAAATGAAATAAAAAATCAAGGGGAGGACTACATCAAATTTTATAAAATTAAAAAAAATGACACATTAAGTAATCTGCAATCAATGACAGACCAAGATTCTGCACTTATAAAAATGAATCCTGTGTGTAATTTGAAATCTGTAGTTAAGGTTGGTGATGTTGTTATAATGAGTATGAGAGAATCCATGTGATCATGGTCCGTTAATTTTTATTATCTTTTACAACAAAAACACCCTCATAGATTGGGGGTGTTTTTTTATTGATTTAATATATTTATCAGTAAGATCTTTTGGTCGATAAACATTAATTAAACTCAAATAAGATGGCAAAAATAAAAGGGGGTTCAAGTGATTCAAGAAAACAATCATTTGGTAAAAAAAGGGTTGGGAAATTAAAAAGAAAATTCGGACCAAAAGAACAAAGACCAAAAAAATATAAAGGACAAGGTAGATAATGTTTACAAAAGAGGAAATAACTAAAATTAACAAAAGTGTATCAAAACAAGAATTTGAAACTCCTGTTTATATATACCCTGATGATAAAAGTAACACATCAGTAACTTACACATTTGAGATTGTTGGAATTAAACCAATGATTTCAGTTGGTGAGTGGTATGATTATGCTATGTACGATGTGACTATTTTGGATGCAAACGAAACATTAAAAAAATGGATGTCAATTGCTATTAAAATATTCTACGAATACAAAACTGACGAACCGTTAAAACAAAGGTTAGAATACTTCTTGAAAAAAGATAGTTACATTCTTAGACGAGTTAATGAAGATATAGATAACACTTTAGGGTATTACCACACAGGAGATTATAGTCGATCAACTATGAGAGATGTATATGTCTCTAACGAATTAGTAAAGGAAATAGAAAATATTGTTATAAAGATGTAACAAAAGAAACGGCTTAGGACCGATATAGCAACGGCTATATAAAACCCCCATCAGTGTCGCTACCAATGGGGGTTTATTTTTTTATTGGATTTCTAATACTTCTAAATCGAAAATTAGTTTTTTTCCAGCAAGTGGGTGATTCGCATCCAACACGACTGTACTTTCTTTAACTTCTTTTACTGTTAAAATAATCGGACCCATTTCAGTTTGGGCTTGAAGTTGCATTCCTGCTGAAACTTCTCCTGGCATATTTTCCAAAGGAACCTCTTGCTCCATGTTTGGAAGGTATTCGCCATATGCATCCGACGGATCAATTTGTACTTCTTTTGTGTCTCCAACAGACATATCAATTAATCCCGATTCAAAACCTGAAATTAATTGACCTTGACCTAAAGTTGCTGTCAAAGGGTCTCTCCCTTCGACCATTGAGGAATCGAAAACAGTACCATCTTCTAATCTTCCTGTGTAATGTACCTTGACGGTATCTCCATTTTGTATTTTTCTCATAATAATATTTTTAGAAAACTTAATTAAAAAATTTTGTTAAGTAAAACAAAACGATCTATATATTGAAAATAAATTATTTTTACTATATTTGTGGTATGGAAAATTTAGATAAGTTAGAACTACAAGAAATAAAATCTTTATGTAAGAAGTATGAAATCGGAACCGTCGGTGATAAAAAAACTTTGGTAAAAAAACTAAAATATTATTTGGACCCAATACAAAATGTTTTGAACACTCATGTTGGAAGAAAAATACCTAAGGAAAAAGAAATTGTAGGGGTTCCTGCCGACTCAACCGATAAGATTAATTCTGTTTTGAAAAAAAAAGGTCAATTTCTTTATTATTCTTTGGGGTATAACTACTACATGGTAGATAAATCGGATAAATAAAGTATTTATTTTAATATGGGTAAAAAGTTTGTTATATCTGAAAATGATAAAAGACATATCATGTCTTTGTATGGAATATTATCCGAAGAAACTGCAAATTTAATTTTCGGTAAAGTTGTCAGTGAGGTTTTTCTTGATGATTATTTATTGTCTATGTATGAAAAATATACGGTAGGTATAAAAAATCTGAAAATAACTCTCGGTTACTTTGGGTCAAACGGCTCAGGAACATTTACAAAAGTTTTAGATACAACAACAGACGAAGAAGGAAATTTTAAATTTGAAAATACACCACTAAGATCGGATTACACAATTATAGTTCCCGAGACTAATACCTTTAAGCAAGTAATTAAAAAAATTAATATAACCAAGGGGAAGGATCTTAATGTTGGAGACATTGTGGTCACATCAAAAACCGAAGTTCCAAATAATATGATCTCTACTGATACAGATTTAAAAGATCCTTGTGGTGAATTTGAATCTTCATCTACTATTTTCTATGGTCGAGGTAATGAGGAAGTTAAAACCTCATCTAAGTTTGAAGGTGAACTTTCAGTGTCTCAGTCAATATTAGATGCTCTTACAAGTATAGTTGAGCAGTATTTTGAAAAGTTTCAAATAGATGAATCACTATTAGATTCCGCATTAGAATGTTTAGAAGTGAAAGAAGTCCCATTTAATTATGAGATAGTTTGTAATCAGATTATATCTTTAGCGACAACATCATTCAAGTATGTTGTAGTAAAAGCGGATATAAAAGACATTACTAAATTTCTTCAGGAATGTTCAAAGTATTCTAATAAAGAAATTATTGAACCTGAAAAAAAGATTGAGTTTGAAGATTACAAATTTATAGATGCTTTGAATTTGTCTTATGATACAAAACGAAAAATATTTATGTTAGTTGGATTATCGTCCGATCAAAACACTAATGAAGTTTTGGAAAGATTGAATAAAAGTCCTGAAAGGGTTGACTCGATAAATAAAAATTATATAAACCTTTACTATCAGGTTGATAGAGGTGATAAGGATAAATATTATATTGCGTCTGAATTTTTAGACATGGAGTCCTACCCATCAATCTACATTATTGAAGTTGTAAATGATCCTAATAACACTGAATTAAGGGACAGTATAAAAATAATCAAAAGGTTGGATGGTGTAAGTAATAACTTGGAATCACTTGACACTTTGGGTATTTAATAATATTTATAAAAAAAACATGTTATGAATAATAAGATAAATAAAGAATTAAAAGAAATGAAGTACCTTTTTGGTTATGAAAGAGGTAGAGTTATTTCAGAACAAAATATGCCAATCGATGAATACGAAGTGGAAGATGATATCGAAGTTTTAGATTTTGATCCTGAATTTGCAGGTAGAGAAGTAGAAACACCGGTAAGACCCGATGTTGACACACCAACAAAACCATCGAAACCCGGAACACCGTATAGACCAAAACCAGGACCAAAGAAAAATCCTAAGGCAGACATGGATGATGTTGATATGCCAAATTGGTTATCATTTGATGAATTAGGTTTAAATTTTGAAGACTAACTATGAAAAAATTAATCGAACAAAGAGACGAACTTAGAGTTAAATTAGTTTTAGAAGGATTAAGTAATGCTGAAATGAATCGTTTAGCAAAACTTTCATCTAAAATAAATGAGGCTCCAATCGATTATGAGGGACCTGAAAGAATGGAACCAGGAATCGAAAGAAAGATTACAGGTAAAGAAACACCTTACCACAACTTCCCAGCGATACCCGAAATGGATAGAGACTTTATAGAACTTATTTCTTCAAAAAGATTCAAAGACTCTGTTGATAAAGTTAGAAGATACATGGGTAATACCCAAATCATTCAAGGAGGTAATCCACTCATGCAGTTGATGATGACAGTTGGTCAGGCGATGCAACAAATCATTGGTATCCAAATGAGACATAAGGAAGAATTGGAACAACTCGCTATCAAACTTGTCAAAGATGAGATGGGAATTCCTGAAGATGCAATGCAGTTCAAGGCTGAACTTGTTATGCAACCAATGGGTGCTGCTGAAGGGATGCAACAAGAACCTGAACTACCAAGTGAAGAAGAAGTTGAAGAGTTTATGGGCGATATGGAGTCATTTAATTTAGAAAGGTCTAAAAGAAGATTCATTAATTCACTTATTCAAGGGGCAGCATTTAAAGGTGGACATATGTATGTATTAGTTTCAAATGAACTAAACGACATGGACCCAAGATTATTGAACCTATATGGCGTTTCACAATCTTTGATGGAACATGCTTATTGGATTTTCCCTGATATGGAACAAATGGCTGGCGGTGGTGGTGGTCAAATGGGACAATCAGAAGTTGATGAAGAAACTGATCCACCCACAGTAAAGGCTAAAGCAGTAACATTCCCATTATTAGTTCACGAGTTAGTTAAAGGTGTTTATGAAATCTTTGGAACACATGGTTTACCTGATGACCCAAGACAACAAGAAATGATTTTAAATGCTGAAGACACTTTACCTGCGGAAATTTGGGACTCTCGTTTGGGTCCAATCTTTTGGGAAAAGTTTATGGCAACATATCCTATGGAATTATTTGATGAGGATAAAAAACATATACAACATTACTTATTTATGCGTTTCTCAGCACTTGACGCTAAAGAATTTTTCAGGGTAGCAAACCTTATTTTAGCCGGTGATCCTAAAGGAAACAAATTTATTCAAGACATGGTTGACGATATTGTTCGTGAACTTAAAAAAGAGGAATATAGACAAGCATTACCTAACGAAGATGACGATGACAACTTGGATAACATCGATATTTCAGGATTATTTTAAAAATAAAAAAATGGAAAGAAGAATAACAGAATCAGAAATCAATAGAATCGTTAATAGAGTTATTAACGAAGAAATGGAAGACAAAGAATTAAGATTTGGGGTCGCATATAACAAACAAACTGAGTTGGTTGATGATGTCATCAACAGGATTAAAGAATATGGTGAAGAATATACAAGAGCCCTTAATAAATTGAACTTTGATTTCCCAACCGAGAAATATAAAAGAGTTGAAAGACCAAGAAGAGATAATTTTGAATTACCAAAGGGTGTTAGAGTACAAAGTAGTGTATTTGGTGATGAGTAATACTTATGGACACTGAAAAAATATTAGAATTATTTAAAAAATATGCGGGAGACAAGATTAATTTGTATGGATTAATCGTGACTCCCGTTTTAGTTGAGACTAGTTTCAAAACTAAAGGTCAGTATAACATATTTTTTAATTTTGAAAATCCAAATAATGTATCTTATTATACAATAATAGTGGAGAATGAATTATCTGAAGATGTTGAGTCATTCGAATCAATAATCAATGAAAAAATAAATACATATTTATTGCCAAGCATTAAAAGAGGTCTTTATTTTAATAATGAACTCAAAGAAAAAATTCAAAATGTATTTGATTCTGTTAAAATTATAAAATTTGTTACAGGAACACCGTTTATTGGTTACGAAAGATACGAAATACATGTAGAATCGGTTGGTTTCAAAACATATGCGTATGATGATGAAAGTCTCTATATAGAAAATAATGTAAAAGCACTTAAAGCGACAAAAAATGGTGAAGAAATCAATATACAAGAAGCGATTTTTGAATATGTCGACGAATTTTTACCAAATGTTGAGACTTATTGGGAAACAGAAAATTTATATAACCCAATTGACTATATTTTAAACGATTATCCCTTATTAACTGACAGATGGGGTCACATCGCTGGTTACTACGACACAAAATTTATCCAATAACTGATTTACTCCTTTTTTTTCTGTGAAATGTAATAACAAATCGGTGAACCTCATTCTGAATTGTTGCAAGTAAGTTAAAAAACTTTTTATTTTCAAATTTTACACTATTTCCATCAGTAAAATGTATAATATCTGACCTGTGCTGTGAGTTTTTAGATATAGATAGTAAATCTATACGATTAGATAGTGAAAGTTCGTCAAATACTCTCTTTGCTATACCTAATTGACCTTTACCACCGTCGATGATCACTAAATCTGGTAATTTTGACCGTTCTTTAAGTAATCTTGTAAACCTTCTTCGTAAAACCTCATCAAATGAAGCATAATCATCAGGACCAACAACGGTTTTAATGTTGAATTTACGGTATTCTGATGTGTTTTTCTTACCATTTGTGTATCTAACAAGGGCAGACACCTGACAATCCCCATTAGTGTGGGAGTTATCGTACATTTCTATGTCAATTGGGGTGTTTTGTAGACCAAAAGTAGTCTTAAACTCATCAGCAATCACCAAATAACCACCAATTCTTGCAGATTCTACACATTTTTCGTACTTATCAAGGGCATTTAGTCTAAATTTAATAGTATTTGCCTTCTCAAACTCCATAATTTTACTAAATGCGTTCATTTTACGAATTAATTTACCTCGCAATTGGTCAAAATTGTATAAAACCACCTGTTTTAGTTCAGATATTACCTCACGATAGATAAATTTATTAATATTTGATACACATGGTGCGTCACATCTACCCATATGGGACTCTAAACACACCTTAAACTTGTTATTTTCAATGTTTTCAGGTGTTAATTCATAAGAACATGAGCGTAAATTAAAGATATCGTGTAATAAATCATACATTTCATGACACATACTACTACTTGGAACCTCAATTAAAGGGTCTGAGTCCAAATTAGTATCATTTTTAACCTCTAAACGAGGAAAATCGTCATTTGTAAGGGTTAAATACCATTTTTTTGACCTATCATCCTTCAATTTGATGTTAAATTTAGGATTATGGGTCTTAATTAGATCATTTTCTAAAATAAATGCGGAATTTTCGTCTAAAGTTGTCAAAAAATCCACATCTACAATGTTTTCTACCAATAATTGGGTCTTACTTGGGTGATTTTTGTTAGAAAAGTACGATTTTACCCTATTTGGGAGGTATTTTGCCTTACCTACATAGATAATTTGACCTTTTTTATCTTTAAAAAGGTAACAACCACTACTTTTTGGGATATTTTGGAGCTTTTCTACTAACATTTACACAAAAATAAGGTTTTTTCGGTCAAAATACAACAAAATAACGGTCAAAATAGGTATTTATTAGTATGAAAATCGTAATTACAGAGTCACAATACCGTTTTTTGGTCGAAAATACCCAAGAAATAGACAAAATTCTAGATAAAATGGGTAAAATTGGGTATGAAAACCTTGAAAATGAGGAAAAAATGACCCTAAATGCCTATTCTGAGTGGTTAAATAGTGGAAAAAAGGGTGAATTTACCCCCCAAAATGACCAAAAACAGACTGATTTTGAGGGTAAAATGGGTGAAAAATGGACCAGAACGCTACAAGATGGTAGTGAATTTACCTTCCAATTTGACTATGAAGAAATAGAAAATGATGTAGAATTGTATTTTGGAGTAGTGACTTGGAATAACACTCAGTGGGTTGGGTGTATTGTTGCAGAAAAAGACGGATCTTTAGCTATGTTAGACTTCGTAGAGGATGACGGTGAATTTGAAACATACGATAATGTACAAATATCGTCTAAATTTGAACAAAAACAACATAGATATTTACAGAACGAACTTGGTAAATTACAAAATGAGGTTGATTATTATGTTGAGGAAGTGATTATTCCTGAGTTAATGGATTAAATCGTTGCTTTTCAAATAATCAAACATAGATTTTGCTAACTTTTCACCAAATCTAATATCAGAAGGATAATGTGCCTTTGCCATTTGTCGTGAATTTGTTATATCTTTACATATCTTATTAAAATCCTTTTTATAGTCAGGATACAATTCACATAAAACCATACATAAAAGATTAGAGGTGGTGGAGTGACCTGATGGGTAGGCAAACCCTTCCATCGAATCTAACATTGTGTCTGTTAAGGATGGGTCTAATCTAAACGGTCTTGGTCTTTTGTAGTGTGATTTTAAATCTAAAACAATATGATATAAATCATCATATACCTTTTTGAGGTATTTTTTGTTGTATTTGATTTTTTTTTCTTCTAAAAACTCCATAAAGTTTCCTAACATGTCGTCTTTTTCTTGAATAAATAATTTATCTAAGTTGATAGATCTTAAATATTCTATTTCTTTTTTGGTTTGATCACTAGAATCTGAAGGTGGTGGAACATCTTTAAATGATGAATAATCAAACTTATAAAACAAATTGTTTTTGTCCATTTTGGTTTCGTTTAAGTTCATTAAGTTCTTAATTTTTAAAATTTCTTCATATAGTAGCATATTTATAAATATAATACTAGGCAGCAAGCTTGCTACTAGCTTTAAATAAACTAGCACTAGACTAGATATGATTACTAAAAAAGATTTATTAAATAGAAATTACAAATCATTTTCTTTTTTGAATGAAGAAGAGGAAGATAAAAAAGATGAAAAAGAAACTAACAATTGGGACTTTGCAGAAATGATGTCTATTCTTTTACACTCACAAACTCAAGCCCATACATTACATCTCCAAACTGAATCCTATTCAGAACATAAAGCACTTCAAAATTATTATGAAGGTATTGATGGGATAGTTGACGGTTTAGTTGAATCTTTTCAAGGTAAATACGGTATTATTAAAGGATATAAAAGTATGAACCTACAAGAATGGAAAAGTACTGAAGACACTGTAAAATACATGAAAGGTTTATGTGAAAAAGTTATAGAATTAAGAGATTGTTGTGAAGATTCTTATATTCAAAATCAAATTGATACTGTTTGTGAATTAATTAATTCTACACTTTATAAATTAAGATTTTTAAAATAAAAGGCGTATCATCTGAGCAGGAAAACCGTGACGAAAGTTACGGTTTTTTTATTTATGGTTCTTGAGATACTTGGGACATCCTACCAAACCCTTTGAATACCCTTCCATAATAACCACTTAAGACATTTTTTTGAATATTTACACCCTTATCTGTTGAAGAGTGTATCATATCTATAGTTCCATCTTCATTTACTGCGTGAACAATACCAATATGATCAATATCACTACTTTCTGTATTTGCATCAAAAAATATCATATCACCTACTTGTGCATTTTCTTTATCTATTTTCTCAGCACTATTAAAAAATGATTGTGCGGTACCTCTCGGTATTGAAACCCCAGCATCATTATATGCCCATGTTACTAATCCACTACAATCAAACCCATCACTTTCACTTTCAGATCCCCACACATAAGGTTTACCAATTTGAGATTCTGCCGATGCAATAATTTTTGAACCTACTTCTGAAGTATATACATCTTTTGGTTTTCTTGTCTTAACACTTGACGAGTCTGAAAAATCCAAAGACCCAATAGTTTGACCAACAGAGATTCCGCTCTCAGGATCGATCATCGATCCGAACTTACCACCTTGTTCGTAAATGTTTTCTTTGAGTATTTTTAATAATTTCATTTAGATATATTTTAATAAATATCATTTAATAACTAAATACCCATATTTGATAATCTAATTTGACTAAATGAAGTATTAGGTTTAGTATTTCATATTTATTAATTATATGAAACATCTAATACTTTTATTCTTATTCCCCCTTTTTGCGTATTCGCAATTCTGTCCGGCATTAGGACCTGACCAAATTCTTCCGTGTGGAGTTGGATCCACAACCTTAACTGCAGACCTTAGTCAGTGTGGTGTTGGTGGACCTACACCTAATCAAACAACAAACTATAGTGTTGCACCAATCCCTTATGTGAATCAAACTAACACAGGTAATCAGTTATTCATGACTGATGACTCACAACAAGGTCCTTTTAACATTGGGTTTACCTTTTGTTTCTTTGGTCAGACTTATACTCAGTTTTGGGTGGGGTCAAATGGGTGGATTTCCTTCTCACCAGCACAACCAATAACCTTCACAACACAAACTATACCAACAGGTAATATAAATGTCCCTAAAAACTGTATTATGGGACCATGGCAAGACTGGCATCCTGGTATTGGTGGTCAGATCAGATACCAAACAACAGGAGTTGCTCCTTGTAGAAAGTTAATTGTGTCTTGGACTAACATGCCTATGTTCTCTTGCACTAATAACTTTGGAACATTCCATATTGTGATAAACGAATCAACAAATTATATTGATAGTTACATTCAAAACAAACCTGCTTGTCTACAATGGCAGAATGGAACAGCAACACAAGGTATTCATAATCAATTAGGTACTATTGGAATTGCCGTTCCTGGTAGAAACTCATCTGTATGGACAGCAGTTAATGATGCTTACCGATGGACACCAACAGGACCGGTAGTTTTGCCAACTTTAACTTGGTACCAAGTCGGTAACCCAAATCCTATTGGTACAGGACCAACAATAACCGTTACCCCACCTGCTGCAGGTGCGAATTATACCTGTCAGTTTGTATACCCAACCTGTAATGCAGGATGGAACACTTGTAATGCGGGTCAAGGCAGTAATTTAGGACCTGACACAGTATTTGTTTTACCTGGTCCACCAAACCTACCTCAACCAATAATTAATTTCGGTAACCCAACTTGTTTTCAAAGTTGCGATGGTTTTATTGATATTATTGCACAAGGTGGTAACGGAGTTCAAACAATTTCGTGGAACGGTCAATTACCAAATAATTTTATAAATTTAAGTTTATGTGCCGGCACATATCCATTTACTATTACGGACGCACTTGGTTGTAGTGTTACGGGTGTCGTAAACTTAGTTGACCCACCACAAGTAACTTTAACACCGATAGTTGGGTCAGACACTCTATGTTATAATTCGACAAACAATATTTTTAATGTTGGTAGTGTGTTTCCTAATTTGACATATAACTGGTCAACCAATTTAGGTAATATAACATCAGGTCAAGGAACACAACAAATTAATTTAGATGTAAGTGGTGAAAACAGTGGATTCTATAATAATGTGTTATCTGTTTATGGAATTAACCAATTTGGGTGTATGAGTAACCCTGTAAACTTTTCGTTAGTTAATTTCAATTTATTACCCCAAGTTGCACAAATCGGACCTTTTTGTGAATACGATGGGTGTACACCTCTTACTGCTGTCCCGGCTGGAGGAACATTTAGTGGTAATAATGTATGGTTGAATGATTATTGTCCCAACAATGGTTTTATTGGGGTTGATGGTGTAAGTTATTTTGTAACACAATCTGGTTGTTGGTTTGATACCACAATATCAGTAAATGTATTCCCAAGACCGACCGTAATTCCTGTAATCGATGGGAGGGTTGGTGTTAATTATGAATATCACGAAATATGTGATGGGGACACAATACAAGATTTATATGAAGCACAATCACCATTCGTTGGTTATAATGAATGGTATGTGTTTGGTGATACACTACAAGGACCCACAATTAGTTTAACTTGGGATCAAGAAGGTATATTTCAATTTGATGTTGTGAGATGGAGTAATGGTTGTATTTCTAATCCTGAAACGATTACCGTAGCTCTAAGTCTATGTCCGCAAGAATTGATTTATATACCTAATACATTTACTCCTGATGGTAATGAACATAATCAGTATTTTTTACCGGTAATAACTTCAGGTGTTGATTTATATCAGTATCGCATGACTATCTACAATCGTTGGGGAGAAGTGATATGGGAAAGTATGGATTCTAAAGTTGGTTGGGATGGTACATACAATAATGTTATATGTCCTGACGGTTCTTATACTTGGATTTTACAGTTTGGTGTGTCAAACACTGATGAGGTTAAAGAATATCACGGAAATTTAACAATAATAAGGTAGACTTACTTATATTTATTTTATGTGGAAACACATTAATTAATAAAACTAAAAAATATGTTATTAAAGGTCGGATCTAAAGGAGAAGATGTAAAAAAATTACAGGTAAAACTTGGAGTCGAAGCAATAGGAACCTTCGGTCCAAAAACTGAAGCGGCTGTGAAAGCTTGGCAAAAAGCAAACGGGTTAAAAGACGATGGTATTGTTGGAGATACAACATGGACAAAATTGTTCGGAGAACAATCGCCAAAAACAGAAGTCATTAAAGAAGATGTGGTTCTTCCAAAAGGGGGTCCATTAAATATTGAAAAGTTAAAAGGTCATATTCCTGATGCGGTTCTAACTCAAATACCTGAGACGGCGGCTAAGTTTAATATTACAAATAATTTAAGGTTAGCACATTTCTTAGCTCAGTGTGGTCACGAATCGGGTAACTTTAAGGCGGTAAGTGAAAACTTAAATTATTCTGCGGATGGATTAAAGAAAATATTTGGTAAATATTTTCCAGGAAATTTGAACGAATCTTACGCTCGTAAACCTGAAAAAATTGCAGCTCGTGTTTACGCATCAAGAATGGGTAATGGTGACGAAGCGTCAGGTGAAGGTTTCAAATTCAGAGGAAGAGGTTATATTCAATTGACAGGAAAGGCAAACTACACAAACTTTACAAAGTTTATTGGTGAGGATTGTGTTGCTAACCCTGACTTAGTAGCCACTAAATATCCATTAGCTTCCGCCGCGTTCTTTTTTGATTCAAATAAGTTATGGGCGATTTGTGATAAAGGTGCTGATGACGCTACCGTAACATCAGTTACTAAAAGAGTAAATGGTGGTACAATAGGTTTAGCCGATCGAATCAAACATTTCAAAGAGTATTACAACTTACTTAAATAAAAAAAACCCAACTTCGGTTGGGTTTTTTATTATCTGTTTGGGTTATTTGCCTTTCTTTTTCTTTCAAACGCCTTATCTCTTTTTTTGTACATATTAGAGAGTCTTCGATCTGTTGTGTTTTGTGAAAGCCACTTACGACCACCGAATAATCCTTTTCTTAAGTACATTGATTTTTCTTTACTTCCTGGAATTAAAGAAAAATCTATATCAAAACCACCACCTTTGCGTCCTGTATATTTCAGTACGATAATTTTCTGTGTTATTTCACCTTTAAGTTGGTTCACTGATGCTCTAGTCCTTTGTTTTGTTTTTGTAACCGAAAAATCTATTAATATTTCAGAATATTGACCGGGATTCGGAAATTCAGATGTTTTTGTTTCGTCTACTTTTCCACCTGTATTTGTGATACGAATTTCCGTCTCGATATCACTCGACCAATCAAAAGACTGTGATAATTTAATTCCTGGTGTTTTTGCGATGTCAGTAAGAACCGCCTGAATTAACTTATTACCCCTTTCTTTCGCTAATTTAAAGTTTTTAATATTATTTCCTTTACGATCTAAACTACCAATATCTTTGACTTTGGTGCCATTATTTTCATGAGTATAATCTAATATTTCATCTCTAACCCAAGTGTTACTTGCTGAAGACAATATTGATGCACTAGTCACATTAATTGTATATGTGCTATCACAGTTACCATCACCACATTCGATCATTTCTTTAACTGTAATTGCCGGATCACCATCACTAAATGATACTGATGTTTTATAAACTATATCCAAAATTGTTTTCATCATGTTTGGGAGGAACATTTGGGGGTCAGAAGAACCAGCAACATACTTTCCAGGGATTTTAGGAACAACAATTTCAAAACCACCAACGGTCGTGTATTTTTCGTCAGGTGACAGTTCCTTAATAGTTAATGGTTTAGATGCTCTCGCAAATAATGATGATAGTATAGGTTTATTAATTACATTTGATGAGACATCACCCTCTTTTTTATCGTAATAAAAATATGAACCTTGTTTTGATAATATAGTACCTTCTTTAGAATTCGCCTCATTAAGGTTAAAGACTTCTTGATTCATTACTTGATTAAGACCCTCTAATGTTGATAAATCGCCTTTCGATGTCACACTTAACTTAACTACCCCAACATCTTCGGGTTCTATAACAGAAAAGGACCATCTTTGTGATTTTTTAAAAAACTTTCTTAGTTTTTTTACACTTTCTTTATCTTCCTTATTAACTTTCTGTCCGTTGATAACCGCTTCTATTGCATTATAAAAACCTTCTGCAAACATATTTTTAGTTTCTGCTGGTAGTTTTTGATAATCCCCATCTTGTATTTCTGCAGACATTTTAGAATATACATCACCTGCGGTCGTCAGTTCTTTATCTAGTTCTTTATCGTATTCAAAACCTAAACCAATTTTAGTTGGACTTCTTTGAATTCCTCTCATGTTGAATTCGTTACCAAAAAGATCTGCACCTATATTAAAACCTCTTCTCTCTGTTTCTTGTTCATTAATTACTTTACTTGGGTCGTAATTTGTCATAAAAGAAAACCTTTTGATTTCTTCTAATATTTTTTTTTCATTTTCCATTTAAAATATTTTAAAATAAATATCTTTAAAAATAAAAAAATGTATATATTTGTGGTATAAACCACCTCCACATGAAAAGTCTATTAGTTTTTTTATCTTTTTTTATTTACACTTTTGGTTATACACAAACAACTATTTTTTCAGATAGTGTTGAGTTTTATTTTTTAAAATATCTGAACGAACACAGAAAGACTTTGTATGGTGACTCTGTTGTTGATTTAACAATAAATAAAAATGCAAGTCTTGCGTGTGAGCATCATAACAATTATTTGTTTGATATGGTTTGGGTAAATAAACCACAAAATCAAGATAAGTCTTTCAAACAAGAAAAGTATTTTATTAGTCACGGGGAACCACAAAAAAGCACCACTAGTGACGGATCAACTTTTGAATACAAGGGTAAAACACAGTTAATTCCAAACTTTGCAGATAGAATCAGATACTACAATACGAATAAAGACTTTGGACCTATTGGTGAGGTAATAAATAGTGGAGGGGTTAGACCATCTAATGAGGTTCAGGCAAAAAAAGTTTTAGAGTCTTTTTTAAATTCTCCACCACACAAAAAGATTTTGGAAGATAGAGACTACAAGTATATTGCCATTGATGTGATGATTAAGGGTTCTATGGTATCTACAGTTGTTGTGACAGGAACAGGACCTAATGAAGGATTAAAATTTAACGGACACTAATTTTAACAAAACCTGATCATACGATTGGGTTTTGTTTTTATATACTATTTATAGATATGAAAAAAGGATTAAACCCTAAACTTGACACCGGTGATAAAATCATTCTTGTCCATATGGATGGGGAGGATGTTGGTCCCGGAACTAAAGGTGAAGTTATAAAAGTAGAAAAAATACCTTCTTTCGGTGGTTCCGTTGATTACCAATACCGAGTGAATTGGTTTGATAATGATGGTAAAGTAATCAGTACTCTTTCATTATTACCCGATGTTGATGGGTGGTTAATGGATGAAGAAGAAAAAAAGGAAGACATACAAGAAATTAATTTTAAAAATCTTGATGACCTAATGGCTAAAGGTGATTTTTTAGCATGTTTTTCAACAAGAGATTTAGATGAGATATATAAGTTTTTGGAGCTTGAAAGAAGAATCGGTTCACACAATATGGCTACGGAAGGTGGTAAGTTTTTATTAATGGGTCCTGACTATATAAAAGATTTTTTCAAATTACAAAGTTACCACAGAACTCCTGATGAAGATAAGCAGATACTTATAGATAAACTTGTTGGTCGATCCCAAGACATTTATGATTTGTTTGTAAGGGCATCCTTAAAATATCTTGAGAAAAAAAACGAAGAAATAAGTATTCCGAGGGTTCAAAGAACTATGGGTCGTTTGGCAACAACGGCTAAACAATTTTGGATGTTTGGAGGTAATAAATTTTTAAATAAAGAAATAGAATGAGAGGATATTCAATAATGTCTAATGATGAAAGACAAGAAATATTAAAAAAACACAGTGAATTATATAATGGTTATGCGGTAGGTAATATTCCATCTAATATGACTCCATTGAGGGTTTACGACGCCACTGGTGATAAAGAAGGAATTACTGTTAATTCTAGAGGTGAGGTTGGGAACTACAGAAATCATAATATTAATGAGATTACAGCAAAACCACTCAACTATGATGAGATTACACCGGCGTATGACTTTGACTCTAAAGGTCCACAACAATCTATGACACAAATGGGTATGGGTAAAAGACCTTATGATTTTGAATCAAAGGGACCTTCGGATGTTTATGAATATGAAGTGGAGGAAGAAGTTTACGAAGAATCTAATTTAGATGATTTACTTAATAAGGATGAAGATTTACAACAACAAAGAGATCAAATTGAGGAGAATGTATATAAATCATTAGATATGTTCAAAAGATTTCAAAAATACAATTAATGGAAGTAATTGAAGTTATATCACATTATGTTGACAAAACTCAAAATATAATAAACATTGAGTTTAGGTTATTAGGCGACTCTGAAGATAATGTAAGAGAAGATATTATCGAATATTCTTTTTTTGAAGAGTTTGGTTTTGACAACAGTAAAGACTTTGATATTTTTGAATCAATAATCGACGAGGAGGACGAATGGGATAATGATGAATATGATTATATTAATAACGAAGATGACTTATTGACATTTTTGAATGAATATTATGTTGTGTATCCCGACAAACTACCTAAAACACAAATCAAATGAAAAAGATTTTTAATTTACAAGAGGATTTTGTTAACGAACCAAATGTTGCAGTAATCGGTGATGAAATTGCCTACTTGTTGGATAATTCAGATTTATTTAGACCAATAGACCTTATAGATCCAAACATCGATGTCAATCTATTATTGATGCAACTTACTAGACAAGAACCATATCCATTTGTTGATACTTTGTTTTTTTCTGTTGGGTCAAACGATTTATTTGACCCAAATACGAGCATATCGGCATTAGTTAATGAACTTTCAAGAGTATTTCCTAATGCTGAACTTTATTTGATGAAAGGATATATTGATATCGATGAATATGACTTTGATGACGAACAATGGGACAAAATTGGTGATGATGAAATCATATTTCATCAGATGTTAGAAAAAGACAAAGTAAATGTTGTCGGTAACTACTTTTCTTTTGGGGATGAGGTACTTTCAAAGGGTAGTAAAGTTATAAGAAACCTAAGAGGGGTTGTTGATAATTTTATTAACGATGGTGGATTTGAATTTGAAAATGAAGATCAAAAAGAAATTTTACAGAAAAACCAAAACCTTAATATTAATGACGAAACAGATTACGACACGATATATGAGTTTTTAGATAACTTCGATTTAATTGTTAAATCAAAAAATAGTTACAGTATTGATGACAGGTTTAGTGATATTGATGATGTTAGGATTATTAAAATAGCATTATCATTCTTAGGGTATGGGGACTTGACCGAAAATGGGTTTTACGATGAAGAAACAGAAAAGGCGGTAAAAAAGTTCCAAATGGATAATACAATTCAACCAACAGGTATATCTGATAATGACACTTTAGAGGAATTAATTTATGAATTAAGAGTTCATGGATTTGATGAGGATGACTTGAGTAAGTTTTTAAGTAAAATATTAAAAGATGTTGAACCTGAAGATGAATTCGAGATGATTAACAGGTCCGTTTCGGATTTCAAACAAGAAATGTCTAATATTGGCGTACAACTAAAGGGTGGTGGTGCAGATATAGATAGTGGAGGAAATGTTGATCCTAAGTTTTTAGGTATTGTAACATCACTATTTCAGGAATTTAAAAAAATGGTTCCTAACGCAAATTTAGTTGTGACATCTGGAAATGATAAATTCCATCATGGATTAAATTATACTAGTCTACACTCTATGGGTAAGGCTTTAGATGTTACTTTGGATGGGGGTTATCATCGCCAATTTATAAATCTATTGAATAATTATAAAGGTCAATATTCTGGATTCGGTTATATTGACGAATATAATGACCCCTCGGATGCTTCCACAGGTCCTCACTTCCATTTACAATACAAAGGATAAATCTTATTTTTCTTATTGTTAAAGTATTTATTAGTAAATGAAAAATTTACAAGAGAGCATATCACGCATCAAAAATTTGATGAATATCTTAGAAGGATCAACGGAGTTTACAAAAGATCCGTATGGTGACTATGCGGACGACCAAGACCCAAGACAAACAGGACCATCACAATATGGTGTAAATCCAGAAATGGACAAAGAAATGGATAGTTATGATTCTGATGGGATGGGTGAAGGTGAAATCAAAGAAGAGGGTGAAGAAACTGCAACTACAACAGATACTACCACAGATACCACTACTGATACCGCATCTTCAGGGGGAGGTACTGTAAGTAAGTGGGAAAGTGGAGTCAATAGATCTAAGGGAAACCCTGTCGGGAACACTGTTTGGGATAGTGGGAGAACTAAAGGTCCGACTTACCAAGGTACGGGTTATAAATGGACTTCAGGAAGAGGTTACGGACCAACAGGAAAATACGCATCATGATGGACAAAGATTTATCACTAAATATTGAACTACTTAGACAATTATCATTAATCAATTTTGATAGATCTAAGACTTTAATGGAACAAACCGTTAAAAGTGATAGATTAGGTTCAGAAGGGCAGTTCCAACCATTAATTGATACTAACAGACCATCTAAAGACACGACAGTTGCATATAGAGTTTTTGAAAAAATTAAAAAAGAAATAAACAAAGATTCATACTGGGTTGAGTTTTGGAAATGGGGTACAGATGAGGACGGATTACTAGAATCATTAAAAACCTTAAAAAACAAAAATCAGTATGACATACTTTTAAAATTAATACACAAAAATTTTCCCGAATCGGTAGGGTTAACAATAATTCAGTTTTTACAACAACAAGAGTTTAGTGTTGCCCAAGACCCATTTTTTCAAGAACTTAATAGGGATGTTAATATGGCTTCTGAAATACAATATCAGAAAAATGACAAATGGTTAATACAATATCAAAATATTCTTCAAAAATTTAATCCATATGAAAAATATTCTTATGAATCAGTTTTTGACCCATCCACAACAATAGCCAAACAAATGATACCTCCATATACAAGAGAACTTTTACATGTTGTGTTACCCGTATCTGCGGTATTAGTTGCAATAGCGACGGGTGGTATTGGAACTAGTTTAGGTTATGGATTAGTAGAGTTTTCACTCGAATTATTAGATGCTGCTATTTATGCCACGGTAGATGGTGATATATATATGGCAGGATTAGGTATGGTATTTGCTTTAGTGCCTGGTTTTACTCTTTTGGCAAAATACCTAAAGAATATGGGCATACCTAAGTTCAAAAAGTTTTTAGAAAAGTTAGGTTTATGGAAAGCAGGAAAGATCGGTTCCGAATCGTTAAGTTCACAAGAAAGACAAGCTTTAAATGAATTTATTGAGAATCAAGACTATTATGTAAAATTGGCACTTAAAACTGCCATGAAAAATGTAGTAACCAAAACACTAATGACTCTAACTAAAAATGTAGAAAAGTTTTTAGAATTTTTACTATACTTAGTAAAAAAATCTTTGTTACCTGCAAATTTTTTAACACAAGCAGGTCTTGTAATGGGAGGTGGTTTTATGACATGGGACGCAATCGCAAGTGGTCTTGGAGTTTGTAGGTCGTTTAGTCTACAAGACCTTGAAGGTTCAGAAAATAAAATATTATCTCTCTTAGGTAAAATTGGCGGAGCAACACAAAGATTTGCTGAAAGATGCGATACAGAAGAGAAAGAAAAACTAATTGATGACATAGAGAAACAACTTAGTACTTTAAAGGATATTGTTGTCATGTCATTGGAACAAATAATAAAATCTAATCTTACATTTAGTGAGAAAAATTTTAAGAATACTTTTATGTATGAAGTTGTTTTTATTCAGTATGTTCTAAAAAAACTAGGTATTAAAAGTGATCAAAAAGTTGCTAGCTATAGCTACGATAGTAAAAATATGATTTTGAACTTTCAGAATGCTGAAGAAATAAGTAGTGTCAAAGTGTATAGTGTTTACGGTAGAGAAATGGCATCAAAAAATAATGATGAAAAAACTAACATACTTGTTGACATGTCTAAATTACAAGAAGGGGTATATATAGTTAATATTACATTATCGGACGATACAAAACGAAACTTCAAAATATTTTCTTTGAAAAAGTCGTCTCCCGCATATAATTTGGGTGCCGTTAATTCATCATTCAAATGGGGATATTATGATAAATACACTGAAAATGTAATTAAAAAATATCAAAAAAATAGAGGATTGAATCCTGACGGTGTTTGTGGAAATGATACATTAGAATCATTATTGGAAGACTCCAAAAAATTTGACAAAATAAATAATTACGGTAATATTTCTTTAGATTCAAAATCAATAAAATTAGCTATAGAACAAGCGAGTTCTCAAATCGAAAAAAATCAACTTGAGTGGGAAAAGAAGAATGAAAGTCAAGTCACTAAAGAAGAAGTACAGGAGGAATTAAACAAACAAAAAGGAAAAAAAATAAAAGAAATTACCGATGATTTAAATGACCTCGAGTTTGATGAAAATATGTTAAATATGGTAAGTAAAAAATCAGACACCTTGATAAAGAACTGATAAACTATATTATTTAAATAATTAGGGTATATTTATATAAAATGAAAAAAGAACTCATATCTGAAATATCGAGAATACAGGAACTCATGGGTGTTCAAAAACTAATTGTTGAACAAGGAACTTGGTTAAAAACTTTAGCAATCAAAGCACCTAGATCGTTTGATAGTTTTATGACAATATTAAAGTCTGTAAGACAAAAGGGCGTTAAAATAACTGATTCGGAATTAGATGAAATACAACTCAAACTAATTGAAGCTGGTGGTCTTACTGATGATGAAATTGAAAATCTGATGAAAGTTTTAAGAAATGACATCGAAGTGAGAAAAATACTTTCTACTACAGATGATTTTTTATCTGATTTGGCAAATAAATTCCCTGACGATGCCGTTCCGAATACATCATTGGCGGGACTTTCCAAAATTAAACTTAATCCCGATCAAATAAAGAAAATATCAGAAGATGCCGTAAAAGCATTACTTCGTAACAGAAACCATCCAATGAATCGTTTATATACGCTATTAGATGAAACTTTTTACGAGGCGATATATGGAATATCCACATCAGGACAAAAGTTAAATAATGTTGACGAAGTATTTGATTTGATCGACGATAACATTAATTACATAATTAAACACAATGTAAAAACGGGAAAAATTGACCCGTCGATAGTGGATCCAAACTTGCTTTTTCAACAAACATCAGAATTCTTAAGAAATTTTTCAAAAACAAAACAGTTACTAGATGATATGGTTGAAAACAAACAAGTATTCAACTATCCAAAAAGAACAAAAACTGTAAAATATGGGGACGCCCCTTTAGGTTTAAACGCTGATGAGGTTATTAAAAGCATTGGTGGACAAGGAGTTGATGCAAAGTTTTTAAGCAAATACGAAGAATTATTACAAAAAAATCAGGATGAATTAAACGACCAACAAAAACAATTTATAAAAGATGTTGATGATTTCAAAAAGGGGATTGATGTAAATCTTGATGACTCCCTTGAATTTGTAATTAGATCAGAAAGATTGGAAGAATTAGGAAACACATTTAAAATTTTGAGTGCGAAAAATGTAAATTTTGATTCATGGTATGTTAAATATTTTAGACCATTATTTAGATGGTGGGTTGCAAATTTTGAAGTATTAGTTGATGCAGTAATCAATAGTACCTTGAAACCTAAATTTGAAACATATGCTAAAGAATTTGAAAAGGCGTTCGGAGAGGGATTGGCAGCATATAGAAATGTTAGTGAAAACCCAACAAAGTTAGATCCATATTATCTTTTTAAAATAAAAGATAGATTACTAAAACTACGATCTGAAATTATTTTGGATCCGGCAAAATATAGTCGAGAACTTTTTGTAGAAGATTTGTGGAAGGCTTTCAAAGAAAACGCGGTTAAGAAACTTACAACCCAACAAGATATAGAGTCATTCCAAAGTTTTTGTAAAGTGGTTGATGAACAACCTCCGGGTTTTAGATCAGCATCTATTAGAGACCTTTTTAATAAAGCATCTGTCGATGAGGGTGGTATGGACTTTAAAAAAATGTCAGAAGAAACTAGTAAAAAATTCGAAGACATGTCCAAAACCGTAAAAAATAATGAAGTTACCACAGTTATTAAGGACAAAATGGGTGAGTTTATTATGAACAGTAAAGTACTGTCATGGTTTACGACAGGATCTTGGAAGACACCTAGAGAGGTTGAGAGATTATTGGCAACAAAGGGATATAGAGGAAGGACGATTTATTACAACACATTAAAAACTATTGGTTTAAGATATATTTTAGTTCCGTTTGTTGCCGGATTACTCTCTGCTATTTTTGACGCATTCCAAAAGGCGAGAAATGTAGTTGGGATGGACACCAAGGATAAAAATTTATTTGAGGCTTACTGGTTACCCGAATATATCGATTTTATATCAGGTAAGTCAATTGTAGAATTTGGGTTTGAGCAATATATGGGTAAAATACCTGGAGGTAATGAATGGACCGACGTACTACAAATCGCAGTTCCAGGATTTGCGGACAACACGATAATTCAACTTTATAACAGGCTTAGTTATTATAAAGACAACCCTGGTGAGTATGACAATATTGTGGATGCAACTAAAGCGGCAGTAGGAGAGAAATCTAATCAAGAAATAATTAAGAAAAATGATAAGATAATTGAAAAGACTAACAATCGTTTGGAGGAGAGAGTTGAAGAAGTTGGTTATGATCAAATAATTAAGACTCAACAAATTGCTCTACCGATTTTTAAAAATCGAGTAGACGACTTAGTAAAAGAGGGAATTATCGATAAAGAACAAGGAGAATTTGTAAAAAACAATATGAAATATGTTCCAAAGTTACCCAAGGATTACTTAAATATGGTAAAACAAAAACAAAAAGAAATGGTTGCCGCTGGTAATGCGGGTGAATTGTTGACAAAAATGAACACAATATTTGGTGTGTCAAATATTGATATAACATCAGTATCAATCCCACGAGGGGTGGATTTAGGGTCTATAGTCTTAAATGGTGATAATGTACAATACTTAGTAGTTCTACAAAAAAGAGATATCTACTCATTACCAGAAAGTGTTTATAATAGTTTCCCTAAAGGACAAGAAATTATGTGGGTTACTCCTGAATTTAATAATTTAGACTTGAATACGGAAAGAACTTACAACACAATAAAAGACTTTATAGATACATATTACAAAAAATAATAACATGGAAACAGGAAAAAGATTCGACGAAGATAATTTTAAACACTGGAAGGACACTTTCAAATTTAAATCGTATGATGAAGAAAAAGGTGAATACAAAGATGTGAAAATTAACATGGAAGATGTGATGGATAGAATAAACCATTACAGAAAAAAATATGATGAGGACGACTCATTTGTAAGAGCAGTGGTTGACACGCATGAAGATGTTGTTAAAATTATGTTTACAAAGGATTTAGCACATTTGACCGAATCTGTCGAACTTGTTGGTTTAGTTAAGGTTTTACAATCTTTAAGAGAATCAAGAGGAGAAATGGAAATTTGGTCTGTTTCAAGACCTGCCGACGGTAACTGGTTTTTAGTAAAAGGATCATTTAACAAAAAAGAACTTTCAAATATGGATTTAAAAAAAATCGAGAGAAAGTCAAAAGAGGAAGATGAACCAAGAGAAAAACCTGAAGACGGTTTAAAAAAAAAAGAACAAAAAGCAATAGAAACACTAAAAGTGAATGAACTTAATGGTGTTAATAGGTTACCGATTAAAATCAAAGGTAAGGTAAAAGAAAAAATGGAAAATGGGTGGACTACAATACCCCCATTTCAGTTCTTTAAAGACTTTTATACTGAAAGTGAAATAAACTCAGCTTTCAATGACAAAATCAAAATTTACAAACTGAAACCAACCTCTTTATTTTTTGATGAATTGAAATCTAATTCCCCAAAAATTAGAGTTAATAGAGGTTTTTGTCGATCATTATACTTGGTTAAAAATGACAATAGTATACAAGAGGACCACCAAAAAGTAGTAGACCATATTCTATCTGAGTGTGACAGAAAATTTGACGGTAAGTTCGGAATTCGTTACAAGTTTTAATTTCAAAGTATTTATTAGTTGATATGGATTTTGAAACCGTCATAATTAAAAGAACATTAGATCAGAACAGATCCAAATGGAAAGGATGTGGAGACCCAAGTCCTTTTGTAAATTTATATTCTTTAGGTCCACTATCAACACCTCCCGAATTTGGTTATGCAGAATTTGATGGTGTAATTGATGGTAAAAATATTAAGGTAAAGGCTTGTTTCGATAGTTATAAATTGATTCGTACAATGGAATCGGAAACTGGGGACAGAGGAACCTTCAATGGAGAATATTACAGTGACTCTACACCACTATCGACGCCAAGACCATTTAAAGGAGACAACTCAAAAGCAAATAAATTTCAGTATGGAACTTTAACGGATTCAAAAGATTATAATTTTTTTACTAATAATTGGAAATACGCTGGTGAATTTATAGATGGTAAAATAGGTGGTAAAGGTACGATCATATTTTTAGACAGTAAAGACACCTATAAGGGCGAGTTCAAAAACGGAATGATTGATGGCGTCGGGACATATAAATCACTATCTACAGGTAAAGAAATAAAAGGAACATTTAAACAAAATGATATTGTAATAGGTGTTACCCTATCTGATGGAACCGTAATTAAAAATATTTTTGATTCTGAAATAAGTGTAAATCCTGTAAAAAACGATAGTTTGACTTTTAATGTAAGAAAGTCCGCAAATTTAAAAGGAGTAACAAATTTCAAATCCACAATTGTTTATAAAGAAAAACCCGAGGATAGGAAGTCAAATAACCTTTCGAGAACATTTGAAGGAACACTACCAAATGTAAGTGTGAAATTAGTTAGAAAAGATAATAAAGACGATGTTAAAATAGGTAAAAGTGACAAAAATGGTGATTTTTTAATTGAGGATATAAATTATGGTGTTTATGTTTTAACGGCAACTCTATCTCATGGTGATAGTCGTTACTTTTTTTTAAAAATAGATGAATTAGATATTGATGAAGATAACGAAATAGTTAATTTGATTTTATCACCTAATAAGCAACTCAAAAAGTCAGAAACTGAAACTGTAGAATTTAATAAATCTGATCTTTCTAAAAAATCATTCAATACTGATTGGTATCGTAATATGTTTGTACCATCCGATAATAGAGGAGGGTATAAAGATAAATCCACACCAAAAACTTTAGAAGAAGATTGCCTTCAAAAACTTTCAGAATATGGCGAAGATTTGAAAGTGATGCACCAAACTGGTAAATTCCCAACAAACCTTAGTTTATTAGATACTGAAAAAGAAATAAATTTTTCAGATCTAAAAAATAATGAACAATTAAAATCTGTTAAAAATCAATTACAATTTTGTTGGAACAAATATAAGGATGTGAAAGGTTTTAGAAGGAAAATCGGCGAAAAAAACATACTACTAATGAGAAATCCTGTAGGACAATTTTTAGATTTCCAATTAATTTTACCTGAACATTACAATAAAGAAGATATTTATAATAAAAAAGTTATGGAACTTTCTAAAACCATTTCTAAAGTTGTGTTAGAGCACAAACAAAGAAAACAAGATTCATCGAATGAATCAAAAATCATTCGCAATCGTTTGAGTTTTATTGTTGAAAATAGTCACTCAAAAACAATCAAAAAATCACTTATTGAAGAAAAGAGTAAATTGATCGATTTTGGTTATAATAAAACTATAGTTAATGAAGAATTTCACGAAATTATGACAAGACTATAAGACATACCGAAGTTGTTGGCGGTATATCCAACAAAATCTGAAAACACAAGTAGTTTGAGTTTTCATAAACCTTTAAAGAAAAGGGGGGTGTTCTAAATCTAAGAAAGGTGTTCGTAGAGAACACCTTTTCTTTTTTGAGGTATTTATCTGTATGGAATTTTTTATTCGCAAAAAGAGCACTCTACCATACCTTGAAATAGACCTCATCAAAGACGGAAAATTAGATTATAACTACCCTTATAATAACTTAACGGGGAGTACCATCTATTTTTCCATGATAGATGTTGACACAGGTGTATATCGTATTGCAAATGCTTTGTGTTCTTACTCATCTGAAAGAAATTCTATATATTATCAATTCACAGAAAAAAATACAAGTAAAATAGGTAGGTTTAAAGGAGAATTTAGTATCCAAACAACTCAAGGAACTGTAATTCTACCTTTAAGAGATGTTTTATTTATATCTATTTTGGAATCAATTGTGGATAGTGATTTTTGTTGTTTTCCGGCACCTCCACCTGTTACATTGGATCCAACTCCTACACCAACTCCGACACCAACAATGTCACCAACACCGACTGCAACGCCAACCGCAACTCCGACATCAACACCAACTGCAACACCAACACCAACTATAACACCGACACCAACCGTAACCCCAACACCGACAACAACGCCGACTGCAACACCAACAGAAACACCTACACCAACACCAACTGCAACACCTACTCCAACACCTACTCCGTTCTTGAATACATTTGCATACTTATTCATAGAACCTATAGATGGATCAGAAGACATTGGTACATGGATGTATAACAGCGGATCTAACTTCTTTGGATTCTCTAACTCTTCGCAACCAACACAAAATCAAGCTCAATTCGATATCGATATGAACTTATATGTTGATTACGCAGGGTGGACTAACTCTCAATTCCCATCAATAATTACTCAAACTGTACCACAAGTAAGTGGAGGTTTGGATAGTTTTGGTAACCCTATATACGCTTACAACTTCTTAACAACAGAAGTACCTGCCGGGACAGTGAACGGACAGGCTTGGTATACATGGTTGATACCATTTAGTGCAACTAACGACGAATACCAAGTTAAAATTGACATAAACACTACGGGTGATGCTAATTTATTTACAGGAGTTAATACTGAACCAACGATTTACCAATATGACTTGGTGTATACTGGTTCGACAATTCCTGCAGATACGTATAAAGTATATACCACATTCCCTTACCAAATATTCAAAATACTTGATTCAACAAATATTTATTTTAGAGGGAACGACACCCAACCATAATTTTAATGTTTACAATTAATGTCTGGATTATATAAAAACCCAATAACCCCAATAAATGTACTAGGTGCAAGTTCAGTATCTAGAACAAGTACCTATGGAACAAACTTCAGTATTTTAGGAGTTGGTGGGTACATGGAGGTATACAATATAAGTGACTTATTTTTCACCGTACCATCAGGTTCAACAGGATATATAGAAATATCAGGTAATACTATCCCTATTCAATTACAAAAAGGAACAGGGTCTATATTTTCACCTGATGTATTAACACTTGGATCAGATAACATCTCTTCAGGAAGAAGAAGATTAGGTATGTTGGCTTATGTTCAAGAAACACAAGAAGTATATCAATTTCAAATTCCAAACTACCAAACATTATGGAATAATGCCACAGGGGCAACAGGTCCTGGTGGATCCACTGTAGTTGTTTCAGAATTTGGTACAACTGTAAAATCTAATAGTGCCGCGGGTATTGCTTTTATAAATGCTTGGACAGGAAATACTGTTGAAGGTTATAATGGTGGAGGTAGTAATTCGACATGGAGAAAATTTACAACAGGTGGTCAAGGAAGTGGTATTTCTGCTTTTACATATGGTAATAATACATTTACGATATTTGATGTGACAGGCGGGACTTACTCTACAACTGTAAATGATTTTACAGGTTTGACTGTTAATGGTAGTTTTTCTGCAACAACTTATTTAGGTTTACCTCCTGAAATAGTTGTCACAGGTGGTACCTATGACCCAAATAATGGTACTGCGACTTTTACAAATAATACGGGAGGAACATTCAATGTAACAGGGTTTTTAACTGGTTTTACAGACATATATGTGACCGGAGGAACATACTATTCAGCGTCAAGTACAATTGAATTATTTAGAACTGACAATGGAGTTGTTTCTATTACAGGAATAACTGCTAACGGGTCAAGTGGGACATCAGGAACAAATGGTACTGATGGTACTAGTGGTATTTCGGGAGTTAATGGTACGAGTGGAACTTCGGGGACTAATGGGTCTTCGGGGTCCGATGGTACATCAGGTACAAATGGGACTTCAGGAAGTAGTGGTACCAATGGTACTAACGGGTCTTCAGGTACAAATGGAACAAGTGGTGTTGATGGGTCTAGTGGTACAGACGGATCATCAGGAACTAACGGCACAAATGGGTCTTCAGGAACAAATGGAACGAATGGTACTAGCGGTACTAATGGAACTAACGGAACATCTGGAACAAATGGTACTTCAGGATCTGATGGTACTTCCGGTACAAACGGTACATCTGGTACTAATGGGACTAGTGGTACTGACGGTACCTCAGGTACAAACGGAACTAACGGATCTAACGGATCTTCAGGAACAAACGGTACTGATGGTACTTCAGGTACAAACGGAACAAGCGGAAGTAGCGGAACAAACGGTACTGATGGTACTAGTGGAACAGATGGGTCTAGTGGTACAGATGGTACGAGTGGTAATGATGGAACTAATGGGACTTCAGGAACAAACGGAACCAATGGTACAAGCGGCACTGATGGAACTAACGGATCATCGGGCACAAATGGAACTAATGGTTCATCAGGAACTAACGGTACAAATGGGTCTTCAGGTACGAATGGAACTAGCGGAACTAGCGGAACAAACGGTACCGATGGATCGTCAGGTACAAACGGAACTAGTGGTTTATCGGGTGTAGATGGTACAGACGGAACTTCGGGAACAAATGGTACAGATGGTTCTAGTGGAACAAATGGTACTAGCGGAAGCTCAGGCACAAATGGAACTAACGGTACATCAGGAACAAATGGTTCAAGTGGTACAAACGGAACTTCGGGAACTAATGGTACAAACGGAACATCAGGTACAAACGGAACGAATGGTACTAGCGGAACGAATGGAACAAATGGTTCAAGTGGAACTAACGGAACAGATGGAACTTCAGGGACTAGCGGAACATCAGGCACTAATGGTACAGATGGAACTTCAGGGACTAGCGGAACAGATGGGTCTAGCGGATCTTCAGGTACGGATGGAACTAGCGGAACTTCAGGTACGGATGGAACTAGCGGAACTTCAGGTTCTTCAGGGACAGACGGAACATCAGGTTCTAGCGGTACCGATGGAACGAGCGGTACAGACGGGACTAGCGGATCTTCAGGAACTAATGGAACTAACGGTACATCAGGTTCAAGTGGTACGAATGGCACTAGTGGGTCAAGTGGAACCTCAGGTACTGATGGGACAAATGGGTCTTCAGGCACAGATGGAACATCTGGTTCTAGCGGAACAGATGGGACTAGTGGAACAAGCGGTACGGATGGTACTAACGGAACTTCGGGTTCAAGCGGAACTGATGGAACTAGTGGTTCATCAGGAACAAATGGTACGGATGGCACTAGTGGTTCTTCAGGTACTAACGGAACAGACGGGACAAGTGGAACAGATGGTACTTCAGGAACAGATGGTACTTCAGGTACGGATGGAACTTCAGGAACAGATGGTACTAATGGGACGAGCGGATCTTCAGGTACAGATGGTACTAGTGGAACAAGTGGATCTTCAGGAACTGACGGAACTAGCGGGACATCAGGTTCTAGCGGGACATCAGGTTCTAGCGGAACAAGTGGGTCCTCAGGAACAGACGGCACATCAGGAACTTCAGGGTCGAGCGGTACTGACGGTACAAGTGGAACTTCAGGTTCTAGCGGAACAGACGGTACATCAGGGACATCTGGTTCAAGCGGCACAAGCGGTTCTTCAGGTACTGACGGAACAAGTGGAACATCAGGTTCTTCAGGATCAAGCGGTACCGATGGCACAAGTGGAACATCAGGTTCTAGTGGTACGGATGGTACTAGCGGAACAAGTGGATCCTCAGGAACAGACGGCACATCAGGAACTTCAGGGTCGAGCGGTACCGACGGAACTTCTGGAACTAATGGTACTAGCGGGACCGATGGAACATCGGGAAGTAATGGTACAAATGGGACATCAGGGACTAATGGTACTAGCGGAACTAATGGAACTAACGGAACTTCAGGTACAAACGGTACTAGTGGTACAAATGGAACATCAGGTACAAATGGGACAAACGGGACATCAGGTACTAACGGAACGAATGGTACTAGCGGAACAAACGGAACATCCGGAACCAATGGAACCTCAGGAACAAATGGTACTAACGGTACATCAGGAACCAATGGAACATCAGGAACAAATGGTACTTCAGGTACTAACGGTACGAATGGAACATCAGGTACAAACGGTACTAATGGAACTTCAGGTACGAACGGCACAAGTGGAACTAACGGTACAAACGGTACTTCAGGGACTAATGGTACTAGTGGAACAAATGGGACTTCTGGTACAAATGGAACCAATGGTACAAGTGGCACCAACGGAACTTCGGGTACTAACGGAACAAATGGAACTAACGGTACTTCAGGTACAAACGGAACATCAGGTACAAATGGTACAAGCGGGACTAATGGTACAAATGGTACAAGCGGGACTAATGGTACAAATGGGACTAATGGTGCGAATGGAACTTCAGGAACTAATGGTACGGATGGTACTAGCGGAACAGATGGAACTAGCGGAACAAATGGTACGGATGGTACGGATGGTACTTCAGGTACAAATGGTACAGATGGAACTTCAGGAACCAACGGTACAGACGGAACATCAGGTACTAATGGAACGGATGGTTCAAGCGGAACAGATGGTACTTCAGGTACTAACGGAACGGATGGTACAAGTGGAACAAACGGAACGGATGGAACTTCAGGGACAGATGGAACTTCAGGTACGGATGGAACGTCAGGAACGGATGGAACGTCAGGAACGAATGGTACAAACGGAACTAATGGTACCGATGGAACTAGCGGTACGGATGGAAGTAGTGGTACAAATGGTACGAATGGAACTAGCGGTACGAATGGTACCAACGGAACTTCAGGTACAAATGGGACTAATGGAACTTCAGGAACTAACGGAACAGATGGTACTAGCGGTACTGACGGAACTAATGGAACGTCGGGAACTGACGGAACTTCAGGAACAAACGGAACAGATGGTACTAGTGGTAGCGACGGAACCAGCGGAACTAATGGTACGGATGGGTCAAGTGGAACAAATGGTACTTCAGGGACTAATGGTACAGACGGAACATCAGGAACTAATGGAACAGATGGGTCAAGTGGTACTAATGGAACTTCAGGAACCAACGGAACAGATGGAACTTCAGGTACTAACGGTACGAGCGGAACCAATGGAACAAATGGTACTTCGGGTACTAACGGTACGAGTGGAACGAATGGTACAAATGGAACTAGTGGAACGAACGGAACTTCAGGTACTAACGGAACAAATGGTACAAGTGGTACTAACGGAACGAACGGAACCTCAGGAACTAATGGTACTAGCGGAACAAATGGAACCAATGGTTCAAGTGGAACAAATGGTACGAGCGGAACGAACGGAACCAATGGAACATCGGGTACTAATGGATCAAGCGGTACAAATGGGACTTCAGGAACGAATGGAACTAACGGTACTAGCGGAACAAATGGAACTAGCGGTACTAGCGGAACAAATGGAACTAGCGGAACAAATGGAACATCAGGTACGAACGGGACCAATGGTACAAATGGAACTAGCGGAACTAACGGTACAAATGGTACTTCAGGGACTAATGGAACTTCAGGGACTAATGGTACAAACGGAACTTCAGGGACTAATGGTACGAACGGAACTAGCGGGACAAATGGGACTTCAGGAAGTAGTGGTGCGGGGGTTGCTAACTATTATGCCCAATATAGTAGTAGTTTAACACAACAAGTTTCAGGGGCAAATACCCCTACGGTTGTAACATACAATACGGTTGAAATTGAGAATGGTATTTCGGTTGTGAGCGGAAGTAGGGTAACTGTACAATACTCAGGTATATATGAATTCAGTTTTTCCCCCCAAGTTGAAAAAAATCAAGGGGGTGCTGCTGTAGATGTGGATTTCTTTGTTAGAAAAAATGGTACTAATATAATAAGAACTGATAGTATTTTAGGATTAGTGTCTAATAGCGTCAAACAATTACCATTTGTTTCGATCGTGGCTGATTTACAACAAAATGATTACTTGGAATTAGTTTTTGCTAGTACTTCAGAAGATGTCCAATTGACAGCGGAGGCGGCTCAAACATCACCTTACATAGCACCTGCGGCACCATCAATTATAGTAACTATCAAGAACATCGGAGTTGCTGCGGTTGCTTACACATCAACTTCAGGTACTAATGGTACAAATGGATCTTCAGGAACTAGTGGAACTAATGGAACTAATGGAACTAGTGGAACTAATGGAACTAGTGGTACAAACGGAACTTCTGGTACTAACGGGACTAATGGTACTTCAGGTACTAACGGGACTTCTGGAACAAATGGTACTAACGGCACATCAGGTACAAATGGAACTAACGGAACTAGTGGAACGAATGGGACTAACGGCACCAATGGAACATCGGGAACTAATGGTACGAGTGGAACTAATGGTACTTCAGGTACAAACGGAACTTCAGGAACAAATGGTACCAATGGGACAAACGGAACTTCAGGAACCAACGGAACAAACGGCACTTCAGGTACAAATGGAACAAATGGTACAAGTGGAACAAATGGTACCTCAGGTACGAATGGGACAAATGGAACTAGCGGTACAAATGGTACAAATGGAACTTCAGGAACTAACGGAACTTCAGGTACAAACGGCACTAGCGGAACAAATGGAACAAATGGAACCTCAGGTACAAATGGAACATCAGGAACTAATGGTACTAATGGTACTTCGGGAACTAATGGTACTAGTGGAACGAATGGAACATCGGGAACAAACGGAACTAATGGTACTAGTGGAACGAATGGTACTAACGGAACTAGCGGAACAAATGGTACTTCAGGAACTAACGGTACTAACGGCACAAGTGGAACAAATGGTACTAATGGAACATCGGGAACAAACGGAACTAACGGAACGTCAGGAACTAACGGTACTAATGGAACTTCAGGAACAAACGGAACTTCAGGTACTAATGGAACTAGCGGGACAAATGGTACAAACGGTACAAGTGGGACTAATGGTACAAATGGAACATCAGGTACAAACGGAACATCAGGTACTAATGGAACATCAGGTACTAATGGAACCAATGGAACTTCGGGGACTAACGGAACAAGCGGTACGAATGGTACTAGCGGAACTAACGGTACGAATGGAACTTCAGGAACTAATGGTACATCAGGAACGAACGGAACGTCAGGAACTAACGGAACTAATGGTACTTCAGGTACTAACGGAACTTCAGGAACAAATGGTACTAATGGAACTTCAGGAACAAATGGTACTAATGGAACATCAGGTACTAATGGAACTTCAGGTACAAATGGAACTAATGGTACTTCAGGTACAAATGGAACATCAGGAACAAACGGAACATCGGGTACTAACGGTACTTCAGGAACTAATGGAACAAACGGAACATCAGGTACAAACGGAACGAATGGGACTTCAGGAACTAATGGTACTAGTGGAACAAACGGAACATCGGGAACGAACGGTACTAACGGTACTTCAGGAACTAACGGAACAAATGGTTCAAGTGGAACCAATGGAACTTCAGGGACGAATGGTACAAACGGTACATCAGGTACAAACGGAACTTCAGGGACTAATGGATCGTCAGGTACAAATGGTACAAACGGAACGTCAGGGACTAATGGAACAAATGGTACATCAGGAACGAATGGAACTAACGGAACATCAGGAACTAATGGTACTAGCGGAACGAATGGGACAAACGGTACCTCAGGTACCAATGGAACTTCAGGGACGAATGGTACAAACGGAACTAGCGGAACGAATGGAACTTCAGGAACTAATGGAACAAACGGAACATCAGGTACAAACGGAACTAGCGGAACGAATGGAACTAGCGGAACGAATGGAACTAACGGAACCTCAGGGACTAATGGAACTAGTGGTACCAACGGTACTAACGGAACATCAGGAACAAACGGTACTAATGGTACTTCGGGAACAAATGGTACATCAGGTACAAACGGTACTTCTGGAACAAATGGTACAAATGGAACCTCAGGGACTAATGGGACAAGTGGAACCAACGGTACAAACGGTACTTCAGGAACAAACGGAACAAATGGAACCAACGGAACATCAGGTACAAACGGTACTTCTGGAACAAATGGTACAAATGGTACTTCAGGTACTAACGGGACTAATGGGACGAACGGAACTAGTGGGACAAATGGGACTAGCGGTACCAATGGTACGAATGGTACGAGTGGAACTAACGGAACAAATGGAACTAGCGGTACGAATGGTACGAGTGGAACTAACGGAACAAATGGAACTAGCGGTACGAATGGTACGAGTGGAACTAACGGAACTAGCGGTACGAATGGTACTTCGGGAACAAACGGGACTAACGGGACATCGGGAACTAATGGTACATCAGGTACTAACGGTACGAATGGTACTTCAGGTACAAACGGAACTTCAGGGACTAATGGAACATCAGGAACTAATGGTACTTCTGGAACAAATGGAACTAGCGGGACTAACGGTACATCAGGAACTAACGGAACGAATGGAACAAGTGGTACTACACCTATAGTTCCTGGGGCTGACAACGAGGTACTAACTTCGGATGGGTCTGGTAATATTGTTGCTGAATCTGGATTTACATATAACGGATCTGATGGTACTTTAACTCTTAATTCTACACACAGTTTAGTTAATACAACAAGTTTGACGAATATCTCTTCTGGACAAGTTGTTGAATCTTACGGTACTGATATTGGGTGTGGTGCTATATTTGAATATTGTGTTACTGAAAATGGTGGAGCAAAAAGGATAGGTCAAGTGTACGCAGTATGGAATAACACGAATGGGGATGGTACCGATGTATCAAGTCCTGATTTGGGTGGTTCCACGGCAAATTTTGTTTGGAAAGTTCAGGTTTCTGGTGGTAGTGTCGAATTAGCTTGCGCTATAGGTGGAGGAACATGGACTATACTTGTTTCAACAAGAATTATATTCTAAATAATTATTTAATTTTTCTTTTTGGTGGATAAACTTTACTCAGGTAATATTTATCTATAAAACATAAATCAAAGGGTTTTCTTTTGGAGAGGGAAAAAAGAAAAAATAGATGTCAAATGAATTCGTAGCCCGTAATGGGGTCAAATCTTTAGGTGGGGTATTATTTCCGTATAGTGCGGTTACCACGACATACACAATTAATCGAAGTAATTATCTTGTAGATTGTACCACAGGTACATTTACGGTCACCTTACCGACATCTGTTGGTATTGCGGGACAAATTTTTGTCATCAAAAATAGTGGATCAGGAACAATTACTCTTGCAACAACAGGAGGTCAAACTATAGATGGTAGCTCAACAAAAACTTTAACACAATATGGCTCAATAACCGTACAAAGTGATGGATCAAATTGGGACATTGCGGGTGCCGATGGGACTTCGGGTACAAATGGTACCAATGGTACCAGTGGTACAAACGGAACCTCAGGCACAAATGGTACTAGCGGAACTAATGGGACATCAGGAACAAGAGGTACTTCAGGCACTAATGGTACCAACGGTACAAATGGAACATCAGGGACCAATGGTACGAATGGTACTTCAGGAACTAATGGAACATCAGGCACCAACGGTACAAATGGTACTAGCGGAACGAATGGGACTTCAGGGACGAATGGTACAAATGGAACCTCAGGAACTAATGGAACAAACGGTACTTCAGGAACCAACGGGACTAATGGAACTTCAGGCACAAATGGGACATCTGGTACGAACGGAACATCAGGCACTAATGGTACAAACGGGACTTCAGGAACTAGAGGTACTTCAGGTACTGATGGTACATCAGGAACCAATGGATCTAGCGGTACAAATGGTACATCAGGAACAAATGGAACCAATGGTACATCAGGAACAAATGGAACTAGCGGAACGAATGGTACCAACGGGACATCAGGAACAAATGGAACTAGTGGAACAAATGGAACTAATGGTACAAACGGGACTAGCGGGACTAATGGAACAAACGGAACGAATGGTACATCAGGCACGAACGGTACTAATGGAACTTCAGGAACAAATGGTACTAACGGTACAAATGGTACATCGGGAACAAATGGAACTAATGGTACTAATGGTACTTCAGGTACCAATGGAACAAATGGTACTAACGGAACATCCGGAACTAATGGGACGAATGGAACATCAGGTACAAATGGTACGAATGGTACATCAGGAACGAATGGTACTAGCGGCACAAACGGAACTTCAGGTACGAACGGTACTAATGGAACTTCAGGTACGAACGGTACTAATGGAACAAGTGGGACTAATGGTACTTCGGGGACTAATGGGACTTCAGGTACTCGTGGAACTTCAGGTACAAACGGAACAAACGGTACCTCAGGAACGAATGGGACTAATGGAACATCGGGCACCAACGGAACTTCAGGAACTAATGGAACCAGTGGAACAAACGGTACTTCAGGAACAAATGGCACATCAGGAACGAATGGTACTAATGGCACATCAGGAACGAATGGTACTAATGGTACGAGCGGAACAAACGGTACTTCAGGTACTAACGGCACAAATGGATCGTCAGGAACTAACGGAACTTCGGGAACAAACGGTACGAATGGAACTAATGGGACAAGTGGCACTAATGGAACTAACGGAACATCGGGTACAAACGGAACCAATGGGACTTCAGGCACAAATGGTACCTCAGGAACAAACGGAACTTCAGGAACAAACGGCACATCAGGTACTAATGGTACAAACGGAACTTCAGGTACGAATGGTACAAATGGAACTTCGGGAACCAACGGTACGAGCGGGACCAATGGTACATCAGGAACTAACGGAACGAATGGTACTAGCGGTACTAATGGAACCTCAGGAACAAATGGTACAAACGGAACTAATGGAACTAGTGGAACTAATGGAACTTCGGGAACAAATGGAACGAACGGTACAAGTGGAACAAATGGTACGAATGGTACATCAGGAACTAACGGTACATCGGGAACTAACGGTACTTCAGGTACGAATGGAACAAATGGATCAAGCGGTACTAATGGTACTAATGGATCATCAGGAACGAATGGAACTTCAGGTACCAACGGAACTAATGGAACATCAGGAACTAATGGTACGAGCGGGACCAATGGTACTAATGGGACTAGCGGTACGAATGGTACCAACGGTACATCAGGTACTAACGGTACAAATGGAACTTCAGGAACGAACGGAACCAACGGAACTAACGGTACGTCAGGCACTAATGGAACTAACGGAACATCGGGTACAAACGGTACTTCGGGTACAAACGGAACAAATGGTACTTCCGGAACTAACGGAACATCAGGGACAAGAGGAACTTCAGGAACAAATGGTACGAATGG